CACAATATGTTATGTTATTCGTCCACAATCCACACAGTTAATTACTCCGCGTGTTGATGATTGATGGGCCTTCTTTTTCCCACAACGACCTACGATATATCATTTATAATTTAGCTACGATGTCGTTACGCTTGAATTACAAGTTGTCCAACTCATAATTCTCCATAGACTTACACCACATATTGTTACTCCAACCAATAATGATTCTTCATCACTATTGTGCGTTACCCCTATACGAAAGGTTGTTCCGCCACTATCTTAAATTGTTAAAGAACTATCAAAAAATGGTAGGGATGAGTGGATTCGAACCACCGCTTTACAGATTTTCGTACTACTATAACTTTCGTTACTCATTTCTGATTTGTAGTCTGGACTTTCTCTTCATCATAACATTTCTGTTTTAGATGTTCGCCGTTAAGTCTCTACACCTTTTCATTTCTGAACTTGGCTCGGGATTGGCAGTTAAGCTTTCCCCGAATTTGACGAATTCTACTTTGAAGATTTCTCTTCAAGCACTCAATTTACGCTAAAGTCTGTTGCCTCTTCCGCTGGGCTACATCCCCATTTAAATTTGTTTAAAGAACCATCACTTACTACTTATTCATCTTACCACATCTTCTTCTGATGTCAACTGCTTTTTCAAAAAAATTGGTAGCTAGGGTCAGATTCGAACTGACACTGTTTCGTTTTTGAGACGAATGCCTCCTGCCTTTGGGCTACCTAGCCATTTAATCTTATACAATAACTATACCGCAAACTTTTAAAAAGTCAACTGATTTTAAATCTTTTTTCTACTTTTTTTCTACTTTTAGAATCCACTCATATATTTATATTATATGGGAAGAAAACAAAAATATAAAACTGAAGAAGAAAAACTTAACGCACGTCGTGAAAGACAAATGCGTTATTATTTCAAAAATCAACAAGTTAAAAAAGAACAATCATTAAAAAGATATTATAAAAAGAAAGAAAACAAATGAAAACATTCAATTCAATTTGTAAATGTTGTAATCAACAATTTGTTCATCACTCTTCATCTGGTGGTGTATATTGCACTAATAAGTGCCAACAAAGATATCAAACATCTATAATGAAAGAACAGATTAAATCTGGTACATATCCAAATATTCCAACTAGACCATTTATATATTCAATGTTATGTGAAGATTTTGGAAATAAATGTTCACTATGTGGAATAGACGGAAATAACTGGAATGGGAATTCTATTAGATTGTGGGTAGACCACATTGATGGTTATGCCAACAATAACAAATATTCTAATTTCAGATTAATCTGCCCCAATTGTGATTCCCAACTTGATACTTGTAGAGCAAAAAATAAAGGAAAAGGAAGAAAATCTTTGGGATTAAAAATCCGTTGATTAAATAAAATGGTGGTTCCGCCCGGATTCGAACCGAGACCGTGCTCAAATCTAGAGCTTATCAACGTTATAAGCGTTGCGTTCTACCGTTAAACTACGGAACCACTAAATGGTAGCGGGTAGCCGAATTACACGACTTCCTTCTCGTTATGAGCGAGATATGCTATTTTTACACTCACCCGCAAATTATTAAAGAACTAAAATGGTAGCTGGTATGGGTGCTGCCCCCACTTGACAAACCTTATGAGGATTCGTCGTTTGCTGAAACCCCAGCCATTTTAAATGGTTGCTGAAGCATAGGAATCGCACCTACTTAATGAATGGTTATGAGCCATCCCCAGATCTAACCTGCCGCCAGCTATTGAATTTTAAAGAACCGTAAAAAATCGAGTTGGGTGTATTTTATTGAATACTCTATCCACCCAACAAATAGAGTATACCATGTACTAACCCCGCAACCAAGAAGTTTTTTAAGAGATCTTCCATACTCTAGGGGCGTAGTTTTCTATGCCCTCCACCATGTTGTTTTTCTTAGCAATACAACCAAACATCAAATGGTAGTCTGTAGGGGAATCGAACCCCTCTTACCGGAGTGAAAGTCCAGTGTCCTAGCCGATAGACGAACAGACCGTTAAATTGGTGGTCCCGGTGGGACTCGAACCCACGACCTAAAGCTTAAAAGGCTTCAGCTCTAACCAACTGAGCTACAAGACCAATAAAATTTTTTTTAAAGAACCGACAACAAAATCATCTTACCATACATTCTTAACTTGTCAACAGCGATGTTCTTTGTTGGTGACCCCCTTCGGTTAAAGGCCGAGGCAGTTCCGCCATACGTAGATGTTCTAGAGGAGTGCTTCTCCCACCATGCTTAAAAGAACCATCACTTACTACTTCTTTATCTTACCACTAAGTTTTCAAAGATCAATAACTTTTTTTAGAAAGTTTTGAGGTAACTTATAAATATTAAATATATCAAATAAATTACCGAAAAAATGGTACCCCCATTAGGATTCGAACCTAAACAAAGGCTTTAGAAGAACCTTGTGCTATCCATTACACCATGAGGGCACTGTGAACTTACTTACCTTTTTCCATTTCATCCCGAAGAGCTTTACCAAGTTCAGTTAAACTGAAAAGTGGTTCACCATCTTCGTTAGTACCTGAAACATATAATAGACCATCTTCAACCATCTTGTCAACTGTCTTTTTAGTTTCCGCCAAACTAATTTCATTATAAATCACTTCGGCTTCAAACTCGTTACAATCAAGCTCTTTCATGATTACCTCAATACAAGCTTGCTTTTCTTCGGCTTTGACTTGTTCTTCTACTTTATCGGCATCAAGATTAGAACAATGATTCAATAGATCGTCAATTGATCCGGTGAAGTTATCGGTAATGTACTTGTCCATGTATATAGATATTATAGTGTTACTGGTACATTCTTGTAGTAACGTACAGCACGATCTACCATCTTATTAAGAACCTTTGTGGTACTTACTGGTACAGTTTTATTTGGACCCCATCCATTTTCAGCACGACCAAGAGCAATAGTAAATGCCTTGCGTTTATCAAATCGATCACCAGCTTTTGTATTTGTATGACTCCACCCCAATCGAATTGTACCATCAATAACTGTGGCAACAACCATTCCACGGGGCTGACCATTACGGTCACGTACCAACTGCTTAAGTGTAGTATCCTTCATATAACCTTTATTTTTTATTTTTTTAGTTTCCTTCGACGTAACGTAGTAGATCACGATTTGGTTCAACACCAATCTTTTCATCTACAGCCTGCTTGATAGCAGCCTTATAATAATACTGTGCGTATAGATCTGTTAGTTGTAGTTTACGTTCTGCGATTTTTTCTTTGAGGTTATTAATAACTGTTTGAGTAGTCTTCGTCTTCATATTTTGAATTGTAACGAGAAGGTTTTCCTTCACTAGGTTGCCACTTCTTGTTAACCTTTTTGTTTGATTTGTTGCGCCAATTTCCTTCGTTGCGTGAACGACGATCTTTGAATGACTTTCCCATATACTACTTTTAAAAATAAATAGTGGAAGAAAAGGGGATTAATAACTTTTTTTATCAATCCCCATTTTGTTCAACTTTTAAGCAGAAGCAGTCTGTGAATTGGTTGTGGTTGAATTGTAAGTATACACAATACTTGGCTTGCCACGCTTACCAGTCTTCTGCGTACCCGCTACAGTATAGCGGCCATTAGCAACACTACGCTTAATGTGCATCCGAAGTGTCGGAGTCTTGACGTTAGTGTTGATGTTGACTAGATCAACAATCGTAAAATTGCGATCAGTGATTTCATTTACCTGTGTTGCCTTGCGGCCTGTCTTGTTGCTCATACTTTTATGTTTTATATTTTGTTTTGTTATTAACTTACTACAAATTCATCTTACCACGGTTTTAAACAAAGTCAACATTCTTTTTCAAAATCCTTTCGAAGCCTCAAACACCAACGCTTCGGTCAGATTACCGCTACCATAACGCTTGCCATTACGGTCAAACGTGGTGTTGCTGCTAGCGTTATAATAACCAACATTCTTGCCATTTTTATCATGGGCATACACAGTTGAACCCGTGTCCTTGGTATAACCAATGTTGCGGTTGCTACCATCCATTACATACTTAGTACTCATATTTTATTTTTTATGTTTTAGTTGTTGTCTACGAAATTACGATAAAAACTCATTACAATGCCACTGGTAGTACCTACGTTAAGTGAACGTACACTACCATAAGCTGGAATAGTGATAATCATATCACTTTGATCAAGCATATACTTGCTCAAGCCACACTTTTCTTCACCAAAGATAAACATTGGATAACATGAACTGTCAAAACAGTCACAACTGAATAGATTACAAGTCTTGTCAACATATTCAGGAATATTGTTTTCGATAGCAATTAAAGTGTAATTATTGAGACGTACATAAGATACGAAATCTTCCTCTGTCTTGATGTGCTTCAAATCGGTGTAGTGGTGTGTACCAACTGTGCCACGACGATCCCATTGCTTGCTACCACCAACATATAGAGCTTCCTTGAAACCAAAGAAGTTTGCGTTACGTACAAGAGTAGACAGATTGAAGTCTCCGTTAACGTGCATCATAGCAACGCCTGCGTCAATACAATTACTCTTACAATAGGACTTGATATCGTCCACAGTCTTACTCTTTAGATGATCCAAAACATTCATAGTAAAATTACTTTACCATGTATTTTATAAAAAGTCAACTCTTTTTCTTAATTGTCTTTTTGGACTTAATTTCTGATTCAGCTGGATATCCAGAAGGTGATGCTGTTTCAGCCTTCTTAGAGTTAGCGTATTCCTTTTCGGCTTCTTCAATTACAGCTTTAACAAAATCTGTGAGTAGTCCGCTCCAATGATTACGTTCACTGTCTTCCACGATTGCCAGCTTTTTCCACCGTGGCATCTCGTTGAATTTGCGTTGATATACAGTTTTATAGAATGATGCTGTCATATTATATAAATATTAAAAGGAGGTACTCAATCGACTAGCATACGCCATGTTACTTGCCTTACCTTTACGATAAGATACTTTGGAATAGTTGTCAAATGCTTTCTTTGAAGTAATTACAATGCTACCCGCAGTTTTGTGTCCAAAGTGCAGATATCCATACTTTTGACTACGTTTAGCAGATTGATCGCCACATGGCAAGCAAATCTTGTAACCAAGTTCATAACGTTCGGGATGAATTTCATTTCCACAACCACATTTAATCATATATAAAAAGTATACACGATGATGTGGTTGTGGTCAATAAAAAAAGCGTACCGATTGGTACGCTTGTTGTTTTAATTGGTTGGTTCGTGGTGATAATCTTGTCTTAGTTGATGGAGTTTTAATTCCATGTTCTGAAGCTCTCGTTTTGTATGTCTTAGTTCGTTTTCAAGATCACTAATTTTTCTAAGTTCAGTATTCAAGTTGTAATCTGGATCGCTATGTGATCTGTTCTTAATATCGTCTGTTAGAACACACCCAAGATGATTTGTACCAAAAAGGTATTCAATATCATCATTAAAAGTGTTTTTTCCACAATAATTACAAGTCCAGTCACTTGCACGTTCATTACGTATGATTTTGTCTAACCTTTCAAGTGTTTCTACGACTTCGGTGTTTGATTCGGCATTCATTACATCGTATGCCCAGTTCAAAGCATTATCTTCACGATCTTTTAGTTCTGGATATACCTTGATCAATTCGGCTTCAATTAGTTTGAGGTATGGATCAATTTGTTCAGACTGAATTGTACGAATACCCTTTGCGTATGTTAATATAATGTTTTTGCTTATTTTATTCATGTTAGTTAGTTGTTGTTAAATATTTTAATATTGTTTTAATACTTGCATATACTATAAATGGAATTAGTACCACAAAAAATACAGTAAGTACTGATATTAGTCCTATTGAGAATATAACACCTACAATTAGGCCAATTAATATATTTATAATCTTGCTCATTTTTTAAGAAATCGGCTGTATATTAATTTACCTAGATTAGCGGCAAACTTTCTTGCTTTCTTTTCTGGTAAATCGTAAAGATGTGCGTGAAATACCTCTTCAATTAAGACATTGAGTTGTCTGCGAGTCTTTAGAGTTGGATCTACCATGATCGACGGATGTTTAGTATGTGGATTATCGCACAGTCCAGATGCTTTTAATCTAGCATGTGGCTTGTTGTAATTGACCGTATACTGTACACCCTCGAAATTTTTGAATTTCATTATTCACCTTTCGTGAAACTTTTCTTCATATCTTTAAGAAGAACGCTAATATCATCCAAGCTACGAACTCTGTCCTTATAGAGAATCTCGGTCTTTACACGTTCATCGTCAATAAGTTTGATTAACTCATTGATCTTTTGCATTGTAACTACTGGTTTGGTGCGTTCAAATTCACTTACATTCATTTAGAAACTCCTTTAATCGCTTTTGGTTTTCTATATTTAATACTACACTATCTGTCCATGGATGTCCATGTATAATAATTCTATAACACCAACGTAGCTTTTCAAGCCAAGTCATTCGTTTGCCGTTATAACCATGTTCAAACAGGCTAATACACACCTCTTCTTCATCTTTAAATTTTTCAACATAAAGAGCGTGGGAATGACAGTCACACATTAAAAATACAGAATCTTCCTTCATATCTTTATTTTCCTATATAATTTCCAACTAAAATCAGTCAGTACTGTTCCAATACTATTTAATGTGCATACAATAAACCAAATAGTTTTATTGAATGGTTTACCAATTAATTTATAAAATACAGTTGATTCAAACTCTTTTCTTCGCTTAAGTTCTTCAATATGAAGTCTTAGATTTTCTTTTCTTTCTTTATTGTCATTAGCTTCAAACTTTTTGAGTTCGATTTTATTAATAACACCACCAACAAATTCAATTGTAAATTCAACCCAATAATCGTAATCACCTTCACCGTGTTGATAAGTGTACATATTGATTGTTTTGGTCAACTTTACATGAGTCCACCGTTTGTTAATTTGTTTTACTTCTCCAAATCGTTCACTGAACGTTACGCCGTTAGGATCACCTCCTATATACTCGCGTTCACACTCAAATAACCATAATGTACCATCTTCACGGATTTCATAAAGATCCAAAGCATTGTCTAAGTCTTTGGTTTGAAACCCAACTGACTTAAATCCTTTGTTATCTTCTGGTAACGGAAGAGGATACTTACACACTATGTCATCGAACATTCCCATATTATTAATTATTTTTAGCTTATATTAAGCAAATATTATATTTTAATTATTAGATTTTATTAAGCACATCAAGCAACTAAGCGCTTACTATAAAAGCATTGTACTTTCTATATTTCTAAAAGTCAAGATATAAAAAATTGCTACCTGAAATAAAAAATATGTATTTTAAATGAAAGGTATTATTCTATCAGGAGGCACTGGAAGCAGACTATATCCGCTTACCGCAACAGTAAATAAGCAATTATTGCCTGTTTATGATAAGCCAATGATTTATTATCCGTTAAGCACAATGATATCGTGTGGTATACGTGAGTTTTGTATCATTTCTACTCCAGAATATCTACCAATGTATGAAAAGTTATTTGGCAACGGAAATCATCTTGGGCTAGAAATAACTTACAAAATACAATATAAACCAAACGGTATAGCTGAATCATTTATAATAGCTGAAGATTTTATCGGTAACGATAACGTATCACTTATACTTGGTGACAATATATTTCACGGATTAAACCGAGTTAAAACAAATCTTAATGGCGCTTTGGTTTTTGCTTACGAAGTAAACAATCCACAAGACTATGCAGTAGTAGAGTTTGATGATAACAACAAAGTTATTAGTATAGAAGAAAAACCTAAAGCTCCAAAAAGTAAATTTGCCATTCCCGGCTTATATTTCTTCGATAATAGAGTTGTTAAGTTTAGCAAATCATTAAAACCATCCAAACGTGGCGAACTGGAGATTGTGGATGTCATGAACGCGTACCTAAACGACGGTGGTATTGATGTTATTAAATTTCCTAGGGGTACTGCTTGGTTAGACGCTGGTCTACCAGACTCACTGTTCCAAAGCGCTGCTTATGTAAAAACAATTCAAGAAAGACAAGGTATACGAATTGGTTGTATAGAAGAAGAATGTTACAACAAAGGATTTATTAATAAAGCACAACTTAAGAAAGTTATTGACAAATTACCAAATTCAGAATATAAAGCTTATTTACAGAAGTATGAATAAAAAAGAACTAATCAAAAATTTTATACAAGAAGTACAAAAAATTCAATTTGTACCAGAATACTGCCACAATCTAAAAGGAGCCAAGAACAAGGTTTATTACTCTGGTCCATTAATGGATGAGGAAGAATTAACAGAAGCTATTGATTCGTTGTTATTCGGCAAATGGTTTGTTAGCGGTGAAAAGGTTTATCAGTTTGAAAGAGAATTCAGCAAAACTGTAAATCAAAAACATTCGGTAATGGTTAATTCTGGTAGTTCAGCAAATCTTGTAATGATTGCTGCACTAAAACAATACTTCAAGTGGACATCTACAGATGAAATTCTTATTAGCGTAGTAGGATTTCCAACCACACTTAATCCAATTATTCAAGCGGGTCTAAAACCAGTGTTCGTAGATATAGAATACGACACTTTAAACTTTGACTTAAATGAATTGGTAAAGAAAATTACACCAAACACCAAAGCTATATTCGTTTCACCTGTACTTGGCAACCCTCCAGACATGGATAAGCTGGTCGAAATCGCCAAGGCAAACAACCTAGAAATTATCATGGATGGTTGTGACAGTTATGGTAGCAAGTGGAATGGTAAACATTTAGACGAATATGCTATAGCAACTAGCTGTAGTTTTTATCCAGCACATCACATCACAACAGGTGAAGGTGGCATGGTCAGTTCAAACGTAGAAGAAATTGTAAAACTTGCTAGAACATTTGCTTGGTGGGGAAGAGATTGTTATTGTGTTGGTCCCGCTAATTTGTTGAAGAACGGTAGTTGCAATTGCAGATTCAGTCAGTGGATCAAAGAACTTCCATATGAAATTGATCACAAGTATTTCTTCTCACAAATTGGCTACAATCTAAAGCCACTTGATCTACAAGGCGGTATTGGATTGGCTCAGTTGAAGAAAGCAGACGGTATTCATGAAGCTAGAAAGAAGAACAAAGATACCATTCAAAATATTCTATCTGGAATTAAAGGATTGAAGTTTCCAACTAAACATGATAAAGCAGATGTATCTTGGTTTGGCGTACCTGTAATTTGTGAATCATTTGAACAAAAGTCCAAGTTGGTTATTTATCTTGAAACAAACGGCATTCAGACACGCAATTACTTTGCTGGTAACATTCTACTACATCCAGCTTATACACACTTGGAAAGTTGGAAGAATTATCCAAACGCTACAAACGTACTCGGCAACGTATTCTTCTTGGGATCGTCACCAACACTAACCCAAGACAACCTAGATTACATGAAAGAAATCATTGAAAAGTATGAAAATTGATTTATTTGGTGGTACAGGATTCGTAGGTAGTAACTTCAAACGATTGTACAATGAAAGTACTCATGTACATGATAGAGAAGATAATACTCCCATATACGAAAATGTATTATACATGATTAGTACTACACACAACTATCACGTTTTTGATAATATTCATAAAGATGTAGAAACAAATCTAACAAAGTTACTAAACGTTTTACAGAACTGTAAAGACAAGAATATTGTTTTTAATTTTGTTAGCAGTTGGTTCGTATATGGTGATGTTGAATTACCAGCAAAAGAAGACAGTTGTTGTAAACCAAAGGGATTTTACAGCATTACCAAACGATGTGCTGAAGACTTGATTATCAGTTATTGTGAAACTTTCAAAATCAAGTACAGAATACTAAGACTCTGTAATGTATACGGTCCATCTGATGGTGGCGTTTCTAAACAAAAGAATGCTTTACAATATCTAATCAACACAATAAAGTCTAATAACGAGATCAATTTGTATTATGACGGCAATTTTGTCAGAGACTATATGCATGTAGATGATGTATGTAAAGCAATATATACAGTACTATATAGAGCTGACTATAATCAAATTATCAACATTGGCAGTGGTATACCACAAAACTTTAGAGAAATAATTGATTTCGTAATCAAAGAAACCAACAGTACCAGCAAAATTACTGCTATCGATGCAGTGGATTTTCACAAGATTGTACAAGTAAAAGATATGTATCTTGACGTTGAAAAGTTAAACAAACTTGGATTCAAACAACACATTGACATTTATCAAGGAATAAAAACACTATTATGAATATACTAGTTACAGGTGGAAGTGGATTTATAGGCAGTCACTTTATTGAAGAAGTATTAAAACGAAGTGACGTAACAAAACTATATAATCTAGACGCAAACACCTACGCAGCAAACAAAACCTTACCGTTTGAAAATGACAATAGGTACCAAAAGTTGACTATGGACATTGCAGCTGCATATTTTCCAAGTCAAAAAGGTTTTCTAGAGTCATTGAACCTAGACTACGTTGTGCATTTTGCTGCGGAATCTCATGTAGATAATTCTATTTCTGGCCCCAAAAAGTTCGTAGATACAAACATAATTGGCACCTTTAATCTACTAGAAAACTTTAAATCATCAAAGATCAAGAAGTTTATTCATATATCAACCGACGAAGTTTTTGGTAGTCTAAACAACAAAGAAGGTCCATTTGATATAGACAGTCCGTACAGACCCAACAGTCCATATGCAGCCAGTAAAGCAGCAAGTGACTTGTTGGTAAGAAGTTATATCAAGACTTACAAGTTTCCAGCAATTATTACCAATTGTAGCAATAATTTTGGACCAAGACAATTTCCAGAAAAATTGATACCACTTGCAATTAATAAGTTAAAAAACAAAGAAGCTATACCAATTTATGGTAATGGATCAAATGTTAGAGATTGGATCTATGTTAAAGACCATGTTAACGCAATTATACGTGTTATACAATACGGTGTAATTGGAAATCAGTATTTGATCGGGGGAGACAATGAAACATCAAACTATGAACTAATACACCTGCTTAAAGAGGTATATGAAGAATTAACCCAATCAAACATAGACTGGGAATGGTTTAAATACGTAGAAGATCGTAAAGGTCACGATCTGAGATATGCAATCAATAATTGGGAGTTGAAACAACAGTTTCCAGACTTTGTATTGAGTGATTTCAAGCAGTCACTAAAAACAACTGTACAAAGTTATTTATAGTGTTTTTGCGTAGATTGCCAATTTTGGATTAGTATATCCAAACTTTTTGACCAATTGACCGGCTACACTATTAGCTTCATCTTCTATTTCTCCACCGATATCTTGGGTAGGTTCTTCTAACTTACCCATTTGATTTTGCTGGTGATGAATCAACTCATGTGCAATACTACGTAATACGTCAGCTAAACCTCTATCCTTACAATATACTTTAACATCTCCATTTTGTGGATTGTAATAAGCATATGTTCTTAAATCATCGTCACGTTGTGTTACCAGATTAACCTTGAAAGGTTGATTCAAGTTTAATTCATCATTAGCAAATTTGATGAATTTTACAATTGTGTATTTGTTTAACTTATCCATATTAAAGTCCAGCTTCTTTATATGACATTTTTATTTTACCCTCATCAATCAAACGTTTACGGTTCTTAAAATGAAGTTCTTTAACGTTCAATTTGTTCTCTCCCAAATATTTGACAGCATATCCATCTGTAACCAAAGATTCGTTTAGCACCTCTTTTGTATTAGGATCTATAATTTCCGCCAACAATCTACCAAACTTTTCACTATCATCGCTCTTATGAGTACGTATAATTACATGTTTATTACAATTTTCGATAAACGCTTTAGCATAATCCTTACTAGCCAAGCCAAATACCTTTTCAATTTTATCACTAGTACGACTTTCCGGAGTATCTACACCCAATAATCTTACATTTTGATTAGATAACACAACATCAAAACCCAAGTCGATGTCAACCACAATTGTATCACCATCTACGACGTTAGTAACTTTAGCATGATATTCGTATGGCATAGTATTAAGAAAGTGTTAATAGATACTTTAATTTGTTTAGACCGGCTAACATTTCATCCCTAATGTTCATTAAGTCAGTATCAGTCTTTTCTAGACCCTTGGGTAGTTCATCTGTCAAATAAGTGATATACTTATCAACAAAATCAACGGTATTTACATCCGAATAGTTACTAAGTTCAATCTTAAATCCATCACGACTTTCAATTCTACCGTATTTTCCCATGAATGTTTCGATAAATTCATCGATTTGTTCTGTTAAGGTATCATAAGCACCACCAAGAGCTTGGTGTTCAGCATAACTTTTTGTTTGCCAATGATGAATCTTTAGTTGATTGTGTAGAGTCAATAAATTAGTTACTATCATATATGTTATAAATATAACACAAATCAAGTAATAACTTCTACTTTACAGTTTTTCTTATCAAACACACCTTCGTCAATTAGGTATCTTATAACACAATCACATCTAGCCTTGAAGTCAACGAAACTCACATCCTCTGGTTTCCAAATCTTGATAGTACTGGCATCCTTTATTTCAAAGCGTACGCCATTTACTAATCCTTTTCTTTTGATAATGAGATCCATCGTCTATAAATATAATACGATTGTTACAACATGTAAATATAAAAAAATTTCAAGAAGAAAATATAACACTTGTTAACTATATATTGAAAATGAAAGTTGAGTTACAAAGTTATTTAAAGAAAAAGTTTCCTGCGTTGTATCAATCAAACTTTGAATTTGAATGTAACGATGGATGGTTTCGAATATTATTATGGTTGAGTAGATATTTGGAAATGTACATCACACAACAAAATGAAATGGCTACAAAAAATCCACAATATTATCAGCCGGTAAAACAAGTTACAGCTAGACAGATAAAACAAAAATTTGGCACTTTAAGATTCTACTATGAAGGAGGAGATGAACATATACGATCTATAGTAGAATATACTGAATTTATCTCTGGCTATATTTGTGAAGAAACAGGATCTATGAACGATATTGGCTATAACAGAAAAGGATATGTACAAGTACTACATAAAGATTTAGCAAAAAACAAAAATGATTTTAACTTCGTTGATGACGAAGAGTTACGAACACTACTAAAAACATATGATAAATAAATTAATGATTAAATCCGAAGACGATTTGGACAACCACTACGAAAAACAAAAGTTCGTATCTGTTATAGATAATAATGAATTGTATTTCTACAACGAAGTTAATAATGAATCAGTGTTAATGTTAAATAAAACATTAAATGATTTAACCAGACAGTTGTTGATCACACAAATAACTTTTGATCTTAAAGAAACACCTCATATCAAGTTACATATCAATAGCGACGGTGGTGAAGTATTTGGTGCATTAAGTATCGTTGATCGAATTAAATCATCTAAGGTACCAGTTTATTCCTATGCAGAGGGATTGGTTGCAAGTGCTTCTACCTTGATAAGCGTAAGTTGCCATAAACGTTACATACGTAGAAATACCATATTATTAATTCATCAAGTACGTAGTTGGTTTGAAGGAACATACGAAGACTTTAATGACGAAAAACAAAATATGGATTTGGTTATGAAAATAATCAAAGATGTATATCTAAAACACACTAAATTTACAGAGGAAGAGTTAAACACACTATTAAAACGAGATATTTATCTAAATGCAGATGATGCTATAAAATATGGACTTGCAGACGAAATTATCTAAAGAGGGATATGTTTATATTATAAGTAACAGCAATTTCCCAGGCTATTACAAGGTGGGAATAACTCATGATATAAAAGAACGATTACGAACATACCAAACAGCATCTCCATTACGCAACTACAAAATAGAATATTATATTCATCATCCAAACTGTTATCGTGCTGAAAAACAAATAGCCGAAAAACTTAGGTATTTTGCTACCGAAATCAAAAATGAATGGTATAAATGTGCACTCGAAATTGTAAAAGATAGACTTGACGAGAGTTTAGAACCCGAAGAAAATGTGTTGACTTTTATAAAAAGAGGTGTATAGTTATATCATAGTTATGAGCACAATTGCTAATAAATTGATATGTTTGAACCTAAATGCTAACTGGCAGCCAGTTGGCTTTAAGACCGTAAAAGATGCGATTATTGATCTTTGTGGATCTGAAGTCGATGGCAAACCAACCAGTCTAGCACTAGACATCGACTATGAATTGGACAGTAACGGAGAGCCAAACCTTTCCGAACCAAAGTCCATGAATCCTGTAAGTTGGTCTGAATGGATTAAACTGCCTATTCGGTCATGGGATCTAGTAATTCATTCAGCTCATATGTCGGTTCGTGTACCAACTGTAATCATCGCTACAAACTTTAACAAAATGCCTGTAAAGACATTTCGGGGAAAACCTAGCAAGGATGCAATATACACCCGTGATGCTGGTATCTGTCAGTACACTGGTAAGAAAGTTGATCGTAATAGCGCAACTGTTGATCATATTGTGCCTCGTAGTAAAGGTGGAGAAGATACTTGGACCAATCTAGTATTGTGTTCAAGAGAGGTCAACTCTAAGAAAGGCAATCGTATGAACAATGAAGCTGGTCTGAAGTTGATTAAACAACCTACAGTTCCAAATGCTGTACCAATATCAGCACTAATACGTGAAGCTAAACATAAAGATTGGGAACACTTTTTAATGGGTGTTTAAACCACGAAAGATATAATCTTCGGATTATATCTTTTTTTTATTTATATTTATTGTATGTGGACCAATACAATAAATTTCTATTAGAAGCATACCGCGGCGGACTACGTGCTTGGTTTGGTAAAGGACCAGTAGGTAGTTCAAGTGGTGGGGGATGGGATCGTTATGACAGTACCGGTAAAAAGGCCGGTAAATGTGGTGACGCTAAACAAGGCAGTAGTTACAGCGCTTGTTTAGGTAAAAAATACGCAGCAAGATTAAGAGCTAAAGGTGGCAAAAAAGCTATAGCTAATTGGGTTAAACGAAAGAAATCGGCTCAACGTGCTGCTGGTAGAGGAGAAAAAGGTAGTGGTAGTAAAGGACAATCTCCGGTCAGAGTAAGTTATAAAGAAGAACTAAGTGAAATATTTGTTATAAACCATAAAGACGAATTGAAAAAAGACCTAATTCAGTTTCTAAAACAAGAATTTCAAAAAGGAGAATTGAAACCAATTCACTTGGGAATAAGCACCACCGAATTTAAACCTGACGACTGGTTAGACGAAATCGCTGAGAATTTAGTGAATCGTTTAATTTCATACTTTGAAACGATACGAAGTCAAACTGAAAAAGACATGTATTCACCGGCGACCGTATCGGACAATTAAGATTATAATATTAAATGTTGTTGATTGTAAACTAGTTATATAGTAAAGTATAAAGATATGAGTTACTATATTAAAGATACAACAATAAACAAAGTTCTCACATTTACTGACCCAAATGAAGTGGTTAGTTATTTAGAAAATCTTTGTCGTAAACAACTTAAAAAAACCCGTAAGGAAATGATGTTTGAGATGGAAAGTCTCGGTCACGGGTATGATGATCCACAGGGTGTAAACTTTACAACCATGATGGGTGAATATTTTGAAGTTGGTGCTTTAAAGAAAGATGGCAGAATGGTACGTACCAACATTCATGAGTTGGCTAGAAATTTGAAATATCGTAAAGAAATGGGTGATTGATATATGATTAACTTGGATATCAAGTGGTCAGATCCAGTTCAAATCGAAAAAAACGGAGATATAACATTTCAACGTGAATGGATAATTAGTCCCGTTTATCTAAACCAATTCTTCGCTTACTGGAAAGTAAACAAACTTGCTTTAAAAAGCAAAGGATATGGTGTAGTCAAAAGAGAAAATGACTGGGTTCTCACAGAAACCAAAGATAATCCAACACTATTCAGAGATCCAAAAAAACCCAAACAAAAAATAGACGAATCACTTCCAGATTATGAAGTTAAAAATCCAGATGGATTACGTCCATGGCAAGTTAATGCTGTCAGTAAAATAGTATCGTCTATCAAAAAGTGGGGAGCTGCCGTAGACGGAAGTGACGTTGGCATAGGCAAAACCTATACAGCCACAGCTGTAGCTAGAGAACTCAATATGGACATTATGATAGTATGTCCAAAAGCAGTAAAAGAAAGTTGGAAACGTGTCGTTAAGAATCATTTTAAAATGTGGGGTAAGTGTGTGGGTATTACCAACTATGAAGCCTTACGTACAGGCAAAACAGATAACATATTTGCATCATATGTAAAACGTAGAGATACCCACCGTAAAGAATTCGTCTGGAAAATACCAAAAAACACTATCATTGTATGGGATGAGGCACAAAAGTTAAAGAATGCCAAAACCAAGAATAGTGAAATGTGTATGGCAGCACTCAAACAAGGTTATAAGATGTTGTTTTGTAGTGCTACTATGGCTACCAATCCGCTTGAACTACGTACAGTAGGACAATGTATTCAGTTGTTCAAGAACAATAAACAATATTACGAATGGGCATATGCACATGGTGTTACTAGGGGTAGATTTGGACTAGAATTTCGCGGTAATATAGATGCTTTAAAGAAACTAAGTAATGACATATTTGTTAACAGAGGCGTTCGTCTCAATCGTGATACCATTCCTAACTTTCCAGAAAGTCAAATTATCGCAGAATGTTATGAAATGGAAAAAGAAGATCAAGACAAGATCAATTCAGCATACGAAGAAATGCAACTTGAATTGTTAAAGATCGAAAAACTACTAAAGAAAGATAAAAGAAGCAGTGAACTTACAGCAATACTAAGAGCTAGACAAAGAGTAGAAATGATCAAAGTTCCACTCTTCGTTGAAATGGTAGAAGAGGCTCTAGAAAACAATATGAGTGTTGCTGTGTTTCTAAACTTCTCAGAGACTATTGAAGCACTTAGTCAAAGATTGAATACTAAGTGTGTTGTTAACGGTGAAGCTAAATATGCCAAACACCGTCAACAAAACATAGACGATTTTCAGGCAGATAAACAAAGGGTTATATTAATAAATCTCGCCGCTGGTGGTGCGGGATTGAGTCTACACGATGTTACTGGTAAGTATCCTCGTTTGGCGTTAATCAGTCCATCATATTCAGCTGTGAATATGAGACAGGCAACCGGTAGAGTATGGCGTGATAGTGCTAAGAGTAAAAGTATACAAAAGATTGTGTTTGTGTCAGGCACAGTCGAAGAAAAAGTATGTAACAGTGTAAATCAAAAGTTAGCTAACTTGGATTTACTAAACGATGGAGATATGAATTATGTCTAAACAAAACAACAAATACTTGGTAAAATCTGCTAACTGGTCTATGACTGTTAGTATCAATGAAGAAATATTTGACGATCCTCATATTGAAGCGTGTACGAGGTGTATTGAAGAAAAAATAAAGTCCTTACATATGAATGATGATTTTCTTGTTAACCCAATTATGTTTGTTAAAAGTTTAAAACGTAAAAACAGTAGAGAAAAAATCGTTAATACATACAAAGTATTACTAAATGCAGGTTTTCCAAGCAGAGCAGAAACTCTACGCAGAATATTTTTTGACACAACCGAAGTGGATTTAGCAACCGAACCACTATCTTCATCTAAATTCTAATGGACAATATATTTGATCAACAACAAATTGCAAAAAAGTTAGAAGAACTTGATGCTCTAAAAGCTAAAGTAGAACAATTAATATCTTTAAGTGAACTTGGTCAAGACGTTAAAAAAGAACTTGATGAGTTTAAAGAATTACGTTCTAAAGGTGTAACAATTCCACATTTAGAAAAGCAATTTGCTGATCAGATATATCCTAAACGACCAAATCTTGGTAGATATAGTAAACCTATTACCCAGTCTGAAATTCAAGAAGCTATTGATAGAGCACCATCCGCTAAAATGGCAGCAAAACTTTTGGGTGTTTGTTATTTGACGTTCAAAACACACGCTAGAAAATATGGTATACACGTAACAAAAGGATGGCCAATTGTTAAAGGTACAAAAGCACCACGAAGTTTAAGTAATCCACACGTAGGAAAATATCCTATCAACGACATTCTGGATGGCAAACATCCAGATTTTCCAATACACAGATTAAAAGATAAATTGATACGTTCTGGTATAAAAAAAGCAGAGTGCGAACAATGTGGATTTCACGAAAGAAGAATTACCGATGGCAAATTGCCATTATTGTTGAACTTTGAAGACGGTAATAACAAAAATCATAAATTAGAAAATATGAGACTTCTTTGTTATAACTGTACATTTACAAGTGGTAAAGGATATATAAGTAAAGGACCAAAAATATTTGATCCAGACACATTACAAGATAGTAAAAAAATACTAAAACAAAGATTCTAACATGAGCAACTATCAACACCTATTATCAAAACATGGTATATTAGTTTCATTTAACATTGCTAGAAGAATCAAGCCGTCACAAATAAATGCTATAAGGAAACGACTAGAAAAAAATAGCGCTGATCCTAAAAAGATTGAAAAACAAATAAGTAAAGAAGTAAAAAAACGTACAGAAAAATATCTTGATGAAAACGATATACCAGGTATGGTTACACAAGATTATCGTGGAGAAAAAATAGTAATCAATCCAAAAATACAAAGAAAAATATTATCTCTTGCTAATAAAGTAGTTGACTTTGCTAGAACAAATAACTTTTCAAAAGAACATATAATATTTTTTATTCAAGCAGTATTTCACTTGTTAAAAATAACAAATGAAGACATGGAAAAATTCAAACAAAAATATAATATTAATCAAGACTCGGACGATGACTATTTAGATGAAGACGGTGATGAGCCTGGATTTTAATGAAACTTATGGAAATATTAAATATTAATGATGTTATACCCTTTATTGAAGGTAAAAAGGTTATATTTGTTACTGGTGTTACTGGACAAGATGGCAGTCACATGGTTGATTACCTATTAGCAAATACCGATTATTTTATTGTGGGCGGTGCTAGAAGATTGAGTATCAAGAATCACGAAAATATAAAACATCTTGAAACTAACACAAGATTCAAATTGGTAAACTTTGATTTGAGTGATGCTCACAGTATCAGTAAAATAGTAGAAAAGTTAAAACCAGAATATTTCATTAATTTAGCCGCACAAACATTCGTAGGTAGCAGTTGGGACTTTCCAGCACAAACGTGGGAATGTAATACCACAGGTGTAATTCATATACTTGAAGCAATTCGTCAACACAAACCAACTTGTAGATTCTACAATGCTGGTAGTAGTGAAGAATATGGTAATGTAGCCTACACTCCACAAGATGAAAATCATCCATCCAAACCGCGTAGTCCATATGGAGCTAGTAAATCAGCGGCTAGACAATTAGTAAAAGTATACAGAGAAAGTTATAATCTATATGCAGTACAGGGTTTATTATTCAATCATGAAGGTACTAGAAGAGGTGAAGAGTTTGTTACTCGTAAAATTACCAAAGGTGTAGCTAGAATCAAAAAAGCTATATTAGAAGGTAAATCATTTGAACCTATTGAACTTGGTAACGTAAAAGCAAGAAGAGATTGGAGTGATGCCGAAGACTTCGTTGACGGTATATGGAAGATGTTGAATCAAGAAACCCCAAATGAATATGTGTTATCAAGCAATGAAACACATACCATTGCCGACTTTGTATATTACGCATTTAAAGCAGCTGGTATCGAAGGTGGATGGCACGGCGAAGCCGAATCGTCAGAATTTAGTATTACTACACAAGATGCTTTGAAGTATGATCCCGTAGCATCTGTATTGGTTAAAATCAATCCAAAGTTCTATAGACCAGCCGAAGTAGAATTGTTATTGGGTGATAGTACAAAAGCTAGAAACGAATTAAAATGGTCACCAAAAACATCTTTTGAACAACTTATAGATAAGATGGTTAAAAACGATTTAACTCAAGTTGGACTATAATTATAAAGTATATGAGTGAATCTTATACATTATATAACGAAACAGTAATGGATCATTTTATTAACCCCCGTAATATGGGTGACATAAAAGAACCCGACGCCGTTGGTGAAGTAGGAGCGGCAGCATGTGGTGATATAATGAAGATTAGTCTTAAGATCGACGATACAACCAGAAAGGTTGTTGATGCACGATTCAAGACATTTGGTTGTGGTAGTGCTATCGCAGCTTCATCAATGGCTACCGAATTAATAAAAGGTAGAACAATAGATGAACTTGAAAAAAACTTTAGCAATGATAATATTGTAGAAGCATTGGGTGGTTTACCGCCTGTAAAAATTCATTGCAGTGTACTAGCACACGAAGCACTCAGTGCAGCATTAGAAGATTACAAAAAAAGAAAAGGAATATAAGTTATGTTTAACAATAAAATTGACGGAATGAATCAAACACCAACTCTTAACTTTGGTTTAAAAGATACCAAACCAGTACAATGTACCGATTGTAAAGGCGAAGTGTTTCAAAACGGAGTTCTATTTAGAAAAGTAAGTAAAATACTTGCTGGTACTGATAAAGACGCTTTAGTACCTATCACAATACCATATTGTGTAAACTGTATGGCTCCATTGGATGAACTACTACCACCCGAACTGAAACAACCAAAGTTTAGCTTAGAACAATAAAAAAACAAAACCCTCGTAAGAGGGTTTTTTGTTATCCAAACAACATAGTCTTGGGAGTGACCTTTTCTTCTCTAACTCCCATTCGACCCTTAAGCATTCTTAACGCTGATTTCGGATTCATCGTACCGAAGTTAAATCCAACAATACCATACTTGGTACAAAACTCTTCTAATTCTTGAATATCTTTAGGATCGTATTCTTGAACCGGAGTATTAATATATCCTGTTTCATCTTGTATATTTGACTGTTTACGTCTCAACATAGCTTGATATGGATCAAAACCATTACTAGCAGGCACAGGCGCATTCTGTTGACGTATTACCATCATAGCTTGTAAGTTACCCATACCTACTGTAGGCCACTCTTCCATAATCAGAAGTAATAATTAAACCCAAAATACTCTGCTAAGAATCTCTTCAAGAATTCAGAGTTTCTACCTTTCAATTCTTTACCACCTGCATATCTCTTATATTGAGCTTTCATACCTTCAAGATCATTCTTTAATGCTGCTTGAGTAAATTTAGGAAACTTCTTTAGTGTACCCATATTGAACACAAAGTCAATAAACATTTCTTCTTGTTGAGGTGTCAATTTAACATTACCAAGCTCTTTATAAACTTGTTGTTTTGCTTTAGCTAAATCCGTTTTCAACAAAGATTCAGCTTGAGCATCTGTAATACCCTTACTAAAGTTTTCACCTGGTTGTATCTTATGACCATATCCAATGGTATCACTACCGCCTTCAAAACTCTTATGTGGAAACCACAGTTTCTTTTCTGCATTATATCCAACTTTGCCTTGGTTTTCTACTTTTTTGATATAGTCAATGAAAGATCCAACAGATTTTTGAACAGATTGAGTTATAGCAGCTTGATCGGTTGGTTTTACCTTAGAAGCATCAACTTTACCGGTCATTGCGCCCAATCCAATTGCACCAGCAGCTACCCAATCTTTCCAACCTTCTTCAAGTTCATGAGCAATTTTCACTTCGTCCAGCTTTCTACCTGATGGACCAAAGTGATCAAGGTGGTGATACACATCGTCCAAGTATTCACCGGCCAAGTTTAACTTAGCTTTTACCCAGTCCTCCAACTCAGAGTTTGGTTGCAACATTCCCTCTAATTCTTTAGCGTCACTGTTGAGTTGTTTTAAAGCACCCATTGCCATGCTACTATTAAACTCCTTCAACATATGACGTACAACCACTTCATATATTTCTCTTACTGGTTTACTTTTAGTTTTTTTACCCATCTGTCTTAGTCTTCTGGCCTTACAATGTGCCTTTTGACTAAAACCCTTGGGGTTACTACAATTGATACTCTTCTTGTAGTTCATTGTCCACTTTTCATCTATCTGATTATCAGGAGTACCAGCTTCCTTTTCATCACGATAAAACTTCAAATAATCTCTTACAGTAGCTACATAATCACATGCATGATTTAATTTAGCTTTAACCCAATCTTCCAAGTTATCATCAGTACTAAACATCGATTGTAGTTTTTCACTATAATCAATAATCTTGGTAACATCACTTTGTGCCATTTCAGCATTTTCCAACTTTACTTTACGAGGATGTAAATGTTTAGTATCTTTATTAATTGGATGTTCTTTTTTTCCAAAACCAGTAGACATATTGTTCATCCACAAATCATGTGTTAACTTTTTCTTTTTTTCATTAATAATATTATCCATAGATGGATCTCTCCAATTTTTCATATCAGCTCTACCAGATTGATGTATTTTTAATAAATCACTTGATGTAAAAGAATACTTTAACAATGCTTCTAATTTAGAAGTTAGTTCTGGAAATCTATCACCTAATCCCACGATTATAGACTTCACAGAACTCGTTGTGACAATATCACTGAGTGGAGTTTTAGCTTTTCCTAACATCTTGATCTTTTCAAGTTTAGAAATCATTTTTAAAGCATAATTCTTATAAGATTGATATGCTTTATAATCTGATGTATCGGGATTATCTCCAATCATATATTTTACTTCTTCTTTAATTTACGTAGTGTGAGTGCTAATCTAGCACGTTGTCCTAATTTACCACCTTGTTTTGCAGCCGATTTCAATTTGTCAAGTGGAATGTTTTTATCTTTACCTACATGTAATTGTTTGTGTAAAGCACCTTTTTTGGCAATCGCTTGTTGAATCCATTTCTTCTTTTCATTCATAGTGCCTGGAACGTGAGTACCAGGTACACCTAGAACTTCATCAAGTTGATCTGGAGGTAGTTGATCATCTGACATAGTTGGTGCCTCGTCTTGAGCAGCATCTTGTGCGTCTCCTTGGGCATTTACATCTTCCGGACCAGCTGGTGTTTGAATTTGTTCTGGTTCGGGTTGTAATTGAGCCATTAATAAATCGTGTAGCTTTTGGGCTAAATCTTTATCAAGTGTAATGGTTACCGTTTCTTTGTCAGCTTCAACGCCAACTTCATCTTCGGCTTCCAATATAATCTTTCTAATTGCTTCTTTTAGTTTATCTTTCATAGTTGTTTGTTTATTTTCTGCATATCCTACAAAATCATATCCACTTCCACCTGTACCGGTACCTTCTGGAGAAGCTGATGATGGAAACGGACTATCCATGGCTTGAGCTGGATAAGCTTCACTCATTCTCCACCCACCGCCCTTACTCTTATACCATCTAGCTGCCCATCCGTTAGCATAAGCACTTGGATAAACATCAAATTTAGCTCTTGCAGCGGCTTTAGCTCTAGCCCAAAGTGCTGGATTGGTTGGTTTTGGTTTCTTTTTACCTTTCTTTTCGTCTAGTTCTATATCAATGGTTTTATTAATTATAGGTTCACTTCTTCTACCTGTTACTTGTCCATTTGGAGTTTCTCCCATTTTTCCGTGCATATTTCCTTTCTTTAAACCATCATTGCCTGTCCTTGAAGGATCGTTGATACCTGTGGTTGGATCACCAAATCCTGAATTGGTTTCTGGTTGAAATTCTTTGGCTAAACCAGCATCTACTAATTTAGTATAATATTTAGGATCTTCTGTCAAATGATCCATAGCTATATCCTTCGCAATCGCAGGATCGTTTGTGTGCTCCATTTCTATTTGTACACCTATACTAAGTTGAGCAGGATCTACTTTATCAGTACCGGTTGTATCACCTACACCACCAGGCAATTTTGTTAAATTATTAATCATTTTTTAAACCTTGTTGAAATTTGTCAAAACTTTTGCCACTACCAGCGCCTGGATCAATCATCCATCTACGACCTCTCATAGGTTCGCTACCTAGACTTGGGTCGTGAAATGTACCGTCGCCAATATAATGCCATCCTTTATGTAATGGTTCTGGCTTACGATACTTTGGTGGTCCGTCTTTAGCAAAATTTCTCATAATCAACTCCAATTTCTACGTTGTTTCTTCTTTTCATGTAAATCTCTCATTATTTCAGCAATAGCTTTTTCTTGCGGAGTACGATAATCTTCTGGTTTTGTTATTTCATCACCATCTTGAATATCCAACATATGTAGTTTGCTGTAATATTGAGGGTCTTTTTTAAGATTATTTACAACGTTTTGTTTGGCCACTTGTTTATCCTTTAGTACTAGTTTTTTCATTTCGTAGTCAATACCAGCAAGTACTTCATCAGGAGTGACTTTATATTTTATTTGTTGTACGTCACCCGCATAATCTTTAGGATTCTGGCCTGTATAAGGTCCAAACGGAGCAATTACCTGCATAGATTCTTGATCGGTAGCAGTAATCTTACTTTTATCGGTTAATGTGCCAAAGTTACTTGGATCTTGACTCACATCCGGACTAGTAAAGGTTGAAACATCAGAAGCACCGGAAACAGCTCCACCTTGATTATAAGGCAATCCTTGCATCATTCTGTCGCCGAGATCTCCCAATTCTTGTAGTTTAGACATAATACATATAAATATACAAAAAAAATTCTTTATAAGTAAAATGTACGGTTTATACCAAATTGTGTTTGTTAAAAATTAACATTTAATCCATTCTTCAGGTAAAATATCTTTAAAGTTTAAATTTGAAGAGGGATTAAACCACTTTTTAGGCCCTATTACAGTTTTATTTTTGTTTTTATTTAAATAAGATGCCCACCAACTAAAAGAACTATTAGCAATTATATTATTGTCACACTTACTCATCGATATAAAATCGAACAATTCATCATGAGATTCAGAAAAATATATATTTCTACCGTCAAAATTTTGTTTTGCCCAATCAATATCATCTGAAAAAATTAAAAAACTGGTACTTTTTTCTAAAACACTCATTGCAGATAGATAATATTCTTTGTCAAGAATTACAAATATATCTGTAAGCGGTAAATAATCGCCTCTTCTAATATGAATGGATGTTATTGGTCTTGGTAGTTTATTAATAAACTCATCTATTTCACTTGATCTATAAGTTAAATCAAATAAATTTACAACTTTTTCTTTATAATCACCAAAATATTTTTCACTTTGAAAATATCCATCTAACATCACATCTCCACAATAAGGTATTTTTTTATACTCAAAACTCGGCTCATTATAAATGTTATTTGGCAAATTATCGATAGTAGGTATATTTTTATATATACTATTTTTATACTTCGACGATTTAAATCCTTGCAAAGGAGTATAACAGTTATCAAAGTTAAATCCAAATGTATCATTATTATCAAATGCTAATCCACACGCAGCTGCTATTTGAAATAACTGATTACCCATTCCGCCTTTAAGATTAGAAGTTATCATATACTAAATATATACTTGTTGTATTGTTCGTAATTTGTTTGAGGACGTTCGTCTTCGATATGATACTTGTTTAAATTTAACTCTTCAAACGAACGAGAATTCCATACATAAAACTCTTTTTCACATTTATTCACTAGATTATTTAAGTAATACAATCTATTTTCCATGCTAATTTCTGACAAACAATAATTTGAAATTACTAAATCAAATGTTTCATTTATATTTGTTGTATCAAAACAAGATATTAATTTAGAATCAACTTGTACATCATTTAAAAATTTACTTTGCAAATTTATAATATTTGGCAAATCAACTATTGTATAGTTTATATGATAGTCTTTTATTATGTTTTTTATGTAATAACATAAGCCACCATATCCACCTCCTATTTCAACTATTTTGATTTCTTTTTTATTAAACCACCGTTTTATTTTTGATTCTATTAATAACGAGTGATAAATATATCTCAAATTAGAAGGGGATATACATAAATTATCCATTGTAAATTTACTCGGATTGCCAATACTATCATTGATTTTTATTAAATCAGCAAATTCTTCAATACATCTTTTAAATTCAGTTTCAATAAGTTGTTTATATTCTAAGCCAAATTGTACGGATACGTGTTCAAGTATATCTTTAAAGAAAAGTTCTCCCTTAAAACTTGAATATATATCGTTTATATTTTTTAGATTCTCACTAAAACCTAAATATGTATTGTCTATTTTTATCATTTATTTTTGGTTCTATAAAATTCCTCCAAGGGATATAGAGTCATACCTTCCGTACAAATATCATTTTGATAAACCAGTGGTTTAGCGACTCCGTAAACATTATATTTGTATTGTTCCTGACATGTATAAAAGTCTATACCAACGCCGCCAACATCACACAGTACAGGATACTTTTCACCAATTGAAATTAAAGACTTTAAATATCGTTCGGTTAAAAACAACGTTGCATGAAAACTGGTCATACCAAACACTCTATAGTAATCATCGTTATATTTAGTAAGATCAAAATTATTCCAATCGGTTTTATTATCGGTAACTCCCCATCCTGATGTACCTATATGCACAGCATCGGCATCAGCTGGTACATCAAGATCGGTTTTAAAAAAATCGGTAGGACAACAATCATCTTCTAAAATTAGAACGGGTGGTTTAACTTGGTTCCACAACTTAATTAAAGAAATATCACATCCGATTGGTCTAGGTAAAGTTACTCCATAATGTTTTTCTAAGTTTAATTTGTTTCCTAAAAGGCTTTCAAGACGATTGTATCTATCTTCATTTGACGGAATCGTTAACACTAACGTTTTAGTTTCTTTTAAATTAATTTTCATTATATGGTATGGTACCGGTTACAGGTTGATGAACAATAACATGTTTTAACGATCCATATAATTTAAAACCAAGTTTTTTAGCTTTAAAAGAAAAATGTGTACCTTCTTGGAAATAATATTTATTACCATCGTCAGTTGTAACAATTCCACTATTATATCTTAATTTAGTATCAAAAACTCTTCTTGATATTAAAGAGGCACATTCAACCAAATTCATCGGATAAAAAACATCATCAAATCGTTTTGCAACTTGGTCAATCGGTACACCAACTCCATCAATAACAGCATGAGTCATGCCATCATAATTTATACCATTAACTTCTACACGGGGCATAATAATATCTTTATCAAAATTAACAGCTTCAATCAAAAATCCAGGAGGAATATATTGATAATCAGCATCTACCCACCACAGAAAATCATTATCTAACAAATAGTTATCAACTATGTAATTACGGACAATTTTTAAACAATTCATTCTGCCTTCTGTATGTCTAAAGTCATGTCTTGATTCATGTGGCAACTTAAAACCAACATCTTTTTTTTCATATTTTACTGACCTATAATTATATTTTGATAATATCTTATTAACACAGTATTCTACTACTGTATAAGAATAGTCATCACTATCATTTTCAATAAAAACTATGGATAAATTTTGTTTATCATAATTTATATTAATTAATTCATGTACTGTATTTTCTAACCATGCACCACAATTTTTTACGGGTATTCCAATCAATACATTTTTCATAATTCTATACCTAATTTTTCAAACTGATCAACAACGATCTTCCAAACATATGCTTTATATGTATTTTTTGGTGTTACCTCAAAATAACTTTTATACACATCATAAGCAACATTCGCGTAGGTTTTTGTCTTTTCTTTGTTAATCAAAGATTCTTCACAGATATCAACAAAATTACTTAAATCATCTTTAACTATATAAGAAATATCTTTAAATTTATCACTAAATAACCAAACATACGGATCCTTTTCTAAATCAAAATTAGCCAACATAGTAGATTTAAATGCCATACTCTGTGGATGTCTATAAGTATATCGTGTATGGCCAGCTATACATAAGCTCAGTGTATTATATCTTAACTTTTCTAACCAATGATTTTCAGATAAATACTTGTCTTTTCGTACAAACTTAAAAGTCTTATTATATTCTTCATCTTGATATGGAACGTCTATAATGTGATCATTAACCAACCATCCATCAAAATGTTCTCTCAAAAATGAATTATCCCATATTCTTTTTAAGCACTCAACTCTCCAATTTTTTCCATCAAACCAATAATTTCCAGTAGTATTTCCTATGAAAACAATTTTGTTTTGTTTGTTTTCATAAACAACATTATCACTTTTAACATATGGAATAGTATATCTAGGAATTAATACAAACTTATCCTTTAATACTTCGACATGCTTAGGTTCCAAATTAAGGAATTCCATATTAATCATATACACCACCCAAGCGTCTACTCTATTTACTATTTCCCAATCTAATAAATTATGATAGATAGCTTGACCATCATCTAAACTATAAAATACTATTTTGCCTTTAAACTTCAATAAATCGGTTTTGAATGAATTGATTCTTTTACACATTCCACCATGTGGATCGCTTAGAGAGTGTACAAAGTAGTCAATCAAAACTAAATCAAAATTTTCTTCGTTGAGTAAACTTATGTTTGATATGGGCAATACAGTGTGTTTTTCTTTTATAGTGTTAATGAAATGTTGAAACCTATATAACATAGTCTCATTATTTTGTAACCAAGCAATTTTCATATCATATTTTTCATTAGTTCGTATGTATGATTTAAATCAGGATGGGCCCAGTCTTGTTCATCGTTGATATTATCAACTTTACCTAATTTATAATCAACTAATCCGATGTGTTGTGATGTAAGATAATCCATGTGGCCACCATAACCTGTAGTTATTACTGGTTTACCATGATTAAAAGCGTCAAATATAGTTAAACCAAATCCCTCGCCTTTAGTTAGACTAACATAACAGTCTCCAAAACTATGTAATGATAATATGTCTCTATTAGATATATTATCTGTTATAACATAAATTGAAGTACCTAACTTATTTGTTAGTTTAGAAATTGTATCGATACAATAAAATTTATTTTTAACACTATAATCTTTATAATGAACTTTAAGTATTAATTGCGTATCCGGATAATCATCATTAAATCTATCAAATAGTTTAACCAAATCTTCGATACCTTTTTTAAAATGAAATTCTCCTATACTATAAAATGTATATTTATTTTTTGGCACTACATTTCTAAAATGATCGTATATCGTTATTTCATTTTTATTAATCAATTGTTGAGGATGCCATACGTGTGGTATCACTTTAATGTTTGAAATAATTCCAGAATTAATAAAACATTCTTTATTAAATGTAGAAGGTACCCATACTTCTGGTAACAAATTAATATATTCTACCCACTCTTTTGGTAATTTATTAGTTTCCCACGTACAATATCCAATTACATTATCTACATTCTTTCCGTGATTGTTTAATAAATTCCGCCAAATATCAGGAGTGCTATGAATAATTAATGTATCATAACTATTATAAGTTACATCCACGGTAGTTTCCGCCAAAGCATCTACATAATAATTCTTATCATTCTTGCTATTATCAAATAATAAAGGAATCCAACTTACATTTTTTTTGTCTAAAACATACTGGGCCAAATAGCCCTTAGCGGCACTAGCATAACCGCTAGTGCCGCTTTGTCCGACATATTTAATATGTCCTTTATTATTTAATTCAACAGTTGGTAAAACAACTGGATTGTTACTAACTATTCTAGATATACTCTTCTGTATCATTTATTGATCGTTTTAATCAATTTAGCAATACAAGCCATAAACGTGATTTCCTTGTCTACAACCATATTACTCTGATACATATATTCAGCAACTTCAATAATTACAGCGATTTCTTTATCAGGAGCAAACTCTCCACATTTATTGTACAATTCACTATACAATTCTTCAAATGACTTTGTACCGGCATCTGCAATCAATTGACGAATTTCGTTAAATGCCTTGCCATTTGTCTTGGAAGTCTTCAACAAGTCGATCAATTTATTCTTAAGATCGAAACTCGCACTCTGTGTCTTAACCAACTTCAAAGTTCCATTTGTAGAACTTTGCTGAAGGAAATTAACAATCTTACGAATATCTGGATAAAAACTATCTAGAACCGTCTTCAAATCGGACAATTCATATTTAATAGATTCACTATCCAAGATATTCTTAGCATAAATAGCTACATCCTTCTTGGCTGGGGGTTCAATCTGAAATACCTGACATCGACTAATAAGTGGAGAAATAATCTTTTCCACATAGTTACAAGTAAGAATAAACCGTGTAGTCTTACTGTATGTTTCCATCAGATTGCGAAGTGATGCTTGTGAAGCAGCCGACATATAATCAGATTCATCCAAGATAACAATCTTGAGATCACAAAATCCCATCGCTGATGCAAATGGTCGAATCTTATCACGAACGAAGTCTACACCAGTATTATCCGATGCGTTTACGTACATTACGTCACATTGAATGTTTTTTGTTAGAATCTTGGCAAGAGTAGTCTTACCAGTACCAGCATTTCCGTGTAACAACAAATGTGGAATATCCTTCTTAGAAATGAAATCCTTTAAGATACCTCTCAACTGATCATTACAAATATAATTCTCAACAGTATTGGGACGATACTTCTCAGCCCAAAGACTGTGTTGTTCTGTATTTACTGACTTTTCTTCAACAAAGAAACTCATAATTAGTCTACGCTTTTGATTTCGATTAGGTAATAATTGCTATTGAACAGTTCATTATTGAACTCTACATGCATTATACCATGGTCGCTGATCTTAAGTACAGCATTTTCACAATCACTATTACTAGTAAGAATCTCCTTTAGATACTTTGCACTAAAGTGAATAGTCTTACTCAACTCATTCTTACCCTCAGATGGTTTGACATCAATATTAATTCGATTACTATTAACATTGCTATAACCAATTGTAAGTTTGATCTTATCTTTCTTATCTTTTGAGAAGGTCAGAGTATCAACATCACTCAAAGCACTCTTAGCTTTTACAAATGTAGTTACAAACTCCTTGGTCAACGGAATTTCTAGATTAAATGGAGGCAACTTCTTTAGATCAGGTACCTTTGGAATTACATTTAAATCTGCCGTAACATACTGAACCTCGGTTGTTTCACTATTTAGTGAAAGTGAAACGATCTTATCGTCACGTTTATTAAACGAAATATTAACGTCTTCTGATAGAACATTCAATAGTTTCTTTAGTTTAGTTGTATCGTTGATACCAAACTCCGAATCTGTTAGACCCGCATCATCTTTAATGACTACATAACTCAAAGCATTCTTATCATCACTGATAGAAGATGTTTTGATTTGCTTGTTTTTGTTATCAACGATCCACTTTACACTTTCAATGGATCCGTTGAGTGAATATTTATCGATAAATGTATTTATTACTTGTTTCTTCATACTCTATTATTCTAACTCCTATTGTTTGTTTTGTCAATTATTGAATTCGAAAAATTCACTTAAATTTTCATTCACTTTTACGTCTGTACTAAGACATCGAATGCCGTCTTCTTTGTATAAATCATTTGGAGAAATATAAAAATGATTTATAAGATAATCTGCATATGCCACATTTCTCATTTGATAATATACTTTTATATCTTTATCAATTGTCCTAAATTCTATGTAGTAAACTTTTGGATCGTTTAGTCTATATAATTGGTTTTTTGGAATGTATAATTCTTTTTCAAAAATATCATTTTTACTGAATTCAACATATGGACCCCGTTGACCAATTACTACTCTACGATATGCGTACGCAATAGCAGTTGGATAATTTGTAAATAACGGCATTTTTGCACCGTCAATTGGTATAGTTAATAACTCGTTATATTTTTTCATATCTGGATATAAAATCACTGCAAATGCCACTGCAGTGGTTTAAATTACCATTATAACCCAATTCTGGCAAAACACAAATGCTATTTTGATATAAAAACTTTTTCGGATATGTCCAAATATAAAGTTTACTTGTTAAAATCCAATCTTCGGTAGTATGCCAAAAAACGTTTGTATTAGTATTTTGTAATAACAAATTAAACGCATCTCCGTTTTTAGCATGTAACCAAAATTTTTGATTTAATAAAAACTCATACTTTACTTGATATGTAGGATTATCGTGCCCTAAATACCAACTGTTATCAACGTACCACACATCAATTTCTACATCATATCCCATATTAACTGTTTTTAAAACATAATCAGGATGATTTTCCATTGTATCATGTACTCCATTTACATTACCTCTATGCGAAATGTAGTACATATTACATATTATAAATTGTCATTTCCCAGATACCATTGGGTCTTCTTAATCTACCAAAAATTGAACTCTTTTTAAACGGCAAAGAAATTTCTTTCAAATATTCCTTGAACCATACATGTGTAATCCATGTATTATGTTTTAAACTTAAATCGTAATATGAATAGTACAGATTACTTATTTTCTCAAAAGACTCGTCATTTGCATAAAAATATTCTTCACCAATCCATCCGTCTGTATACGTATACATCATATGTTCTAAATTATATTCAGCGCGTGAATCTTTTCCAAAATAAGCATTTTCATTTTTACATTCTACTAAATGTGATTCGGATAGTTTTTGACAGAATTCAAAATCAAATCTAGTTTTTAATATAAAATCATACTTAATATTGTTCTTTTTAGAATATGATTTTATTATATTATATCCACGGTTAATTTTGTATATTGCGTATAAAGAATGTATGCCACCGCCTTTTGTAAAATTAAATTTGCTATAATCGTTGTACAAAGGATCTTCATTTACATATGTGTTTAGAAAATTATTATAATTTTCATAATTTAACATAAGGGAATCTGTATATTCATTTTGAGATTCTAAATCAAAAACTTTAAAGTCTAAGGCATTTTCAGCTTCTTTTAAGTTGATATCCTTAGTATACCAAGCACTACAAAAAATATCAACTGTATGTACAGATAAATCTAAATCTGATAAAAACCAATCTATATTCTCTTTTATATTATGGTTCAACCTAATACTATTAGTTAATAATATTGCGATGTTCATTTATTTTCAAAAAATTATTTAGATCCTCAGGAGTTCCCAATCCCCACATTTTTTCTATATTGAATATACGAATTTTTTTACCATCTTCAATTGCTTGATTAAATACAGGACATACATAAAATTCATTTTTAACTCGTATATTTTTACGAATCATTTGTTCAGCATATTTAACATAGTCACTGCCACATTTCCAAAAATATATACCGGCAGTAGCAATATCACTTATAACTCGTTTTTCAGCAACTTCAGTTACATATCCCTCATTATTTACTTTTACAAAACTCCATTTTGGATCTGTGTCATTAAATACAGTTATATTACCATCTATATCATTATTTAGACATTCTGATAAAAACATATTAGAATCCCATTCAAAATAATGATCGCTATTTGAAACAAACAATGGTTCGTTAGTATCGATGTACTGTTTTGCTAATAACGTAGTACACGCCGCTCCTTCTGTAATTCCGTCAACTTCGACAATCTTACATTTTTTAGATATAGATTTTAATAAATTATCCAAATCATATAATTGTCTATGAGTTTTTTGTACAACAAAAATATATGTAGCATCAATATTAAAATTTTCTACCACACGTTGAATCATGGGTTTTCCCATTACATCAATTAATGGTTTTGGAAGGTTATAACCTTGTTCTTTAAAACGACTACCGGCACCTGCCATTGGAATCAATATATTCATATTACAATTAAAAACTAAAGAATTCTCCCAATTTCATATCTGTTTCATTTGGATAATCCCAACTCAAAACATTATAAAAGTCAATCAACTTGCTCTTGAGTTCTTGTTCATACATTGCATCTCTATCAACATATTGTTCAATAAACTCCAAAATACGTTGTGGGTCTGTACCGTCAGCCTTCATTGCAATACATTCTATACCAAACGGATTTTGTTTTAGATATACCCACTTGATCTTCTGACCGTGAAAGATTTCTGGGATCTCATTGTCCAATTGCCACAACTTTAACAAATCATTATAATAACAACCAGCTTTAACTTGTGCTGGAGCACCCTTAATCATTTGAAATGGCTGACGACTCTTTGGATTATAGTCATTTACCTTATCTTGACTAACAAATTTTACACTTGTATTTTTAGCAATTTCAATGACTGGATAACTAAACATATTCTCTTTAAACTTGAGAATAGAATCATCGATTTCTTCTTTAGGAACCTTACGAAGTATATTCTGTAGAAATTGTTCCATAAACTTACGAAATCTAATTGGAAAGCTAGTACGCACAACGTCAATACCTTTGACTTCCAATTCATCACACTCAATACCACCTTTATTAATAATGAACTGAGCATAACGTTTCTTAGCCAACCAGAAACTAGTCTTAGCAATAACTTCTTGCTTTGCATCAAAACGATGTTTCTGAACATTAAACATACGATCTGCCATTACGTTAAATGTATCATTAACGTGTTTCTGAGCTTCTGTACAAACCTTCAAAATAGCCTCGGTCATCTGTTTTTCATCATTTAGATCAATTTCAGGCATTTTGTGTTTGATGATAGGCAAAGCACTAGCAAAACAAGAATCAGTATCAACATAGATAACGTAATCCTTGTTTTCAGTATCATTCAATGTCTTCTTATAATACTGATTGATTGCTTTATTAGCAGTCTTAATAATATCTTGGCCTGTTAAGGTAACAGCGCTCGCATTATCCTTATCATAAAATCTAAAGATCGGTAGACCCAATACACCATAGATTGAATTAAGTAATACTTTTTGTACTTTTTGACGTTGATCATAAAATTCATATTTTTCCCATTCTTTAGCATCAGCATGCTTTTTAGCTAGTTTACGAAGATCTTTACGTTCATCGAACCATTTTACTAGAATTTCTGGAATAACACCTTGAAATGACTGATTATACATTACTCCATTACTAGCAATACTGTAATTGGAAGATTTCAATAGTTGAGTAAACTGTTCTTTTGTATATGAAGCCGATCCAACCTGAATTGTATCAATCTCACCCTTCATATATTTTTCAAAATCCCAATTCTCAGCTTTAGCTATTTTGGTTTCAGGTGAAATGTTAAGACTGATGATGATATTCGGATACATTGATGTGAGATCCAAGTCAAACACCCAGTCATAACGACCAGGAATAGGATCTTTAACGTATGCGCCTTCAAATCCTTCTTCACCTTGTTCCATCTGGTTTTCATATTCTTCTCTACCATCAACAGGTTTATTTTTAGCCACTTGACCCTTACGACGAAGATACATAAGAATAGCACCTTCGATGAATCGTGAACTCATTGTAAAACAATCATAAGGTACGTGTCCTTTGTGACAGATAGCTCTTGCTTGTTCAATAAATTGAAGTTTCTTCTCCAAGGCAACAATGATCTTTACGTCATTCAAGTTATATTCAATATACTTGTTTAGATCACTCTTATACAAATCATCCAAACTACCATGATAGGTAATCTTTTCCATACCCACCACTTTCTTGCCGATTGCACCCAATGCATAACTTGGTTCTTGTTTGATATTCCACTTCTTATACAAAACCATGTAATCAATAAATGAAACACCTGCTACAACGATCTTACCACTCCAATCGTTCTTATAACAAACATTAATTGGACTCAATCGTTTAGCCTCACGATCACTCAATACACGTTTGATTCGATTAAATACGTAAGGAGTATCGAATTCATCAATATTCCAACCAGTAGCAATTGTTGGTTGAATTTCTTCCCACTTTGTCAAAAAGTGCATCAGTAGACTTGATTCGTCTTGAAACCCACGAACCTCTACATTTTCTTTTTTATAGTCTTCTAGACGACGTTCCTTATCCAAAATAAACGCAGTATACTGTTCTGCAGCTGCATCATATAATGCAATTGCAGTAATTTCTTTATCAGCTTCATCTACTTTTGGAAATCCACCTTCGGTACTAACTTCGATATCATAATAAACAACACGATGACCTACAGATGAATCATCACTGTCTTCATAGGCATCAATCAAAACCCGAGTTTCAGCTGGAACGTCGCTTTCAAATAGACTTGGATCTTTAGGACTGAACTTATATACCTTTTCCAGTTCATCACCATAAATACTCTTATACATACCACCCTTACGTTTACGGTAAGCATATGGTTGATATGGAAACTTTACATAACCTTTCTTATCGTCCCACAAATGGACCGTATTGTCCTTCTTCGAAATGAAAATATTTTGATACATGATAACACTACTATACCTTCAATTTATTCACAAGTCCAGTAAAAACCGCACGATGGTCTTCTTTTACATGTTGAGCACACTGCAATATTCTATCCATTAATCTTTTATGTTTAATAGCAACAAATACAGTTGGTTCCAATTCAATACCAGAAATAACCGGTGGATTTACTTTATTAATACAAAACCATAACATTGCCAATTCATCTTCTGTTAGTGATTCTAATTGTTCTAATTTCATTTTAATTTAAAACCAAATATATTTTGACCATAATTTACAAACAATGTATTATCCAACTTAGATTTAAGTAGTACGAGTTCTTTGTTATGAACTTCTTTTTCTTCATCTTCTACTTCTTTTACACTAAAACTATTACCCAACTTAGTTACATTAGCTTCTCTAGCACTCATAATAATCTGAGGAGTAACAACCAAATAATCGCCAGCTTTTAATTCTTTCTTCTTCTTTGACTTATTATCCAAAGCCGTTACTGTGCCACTTACCACGTACAAATGTGTGTACTTTTCATTGGATTTAACAAAGAATGACGATTGACCAAATGCTACACTACACAACGTTGTAAGTAACGTATTTACATTGGTACTTTCACTAATACAATATAGTTCCCCATTAACAGTAAAGTTAAACATAGCATCTTTTACTTTAACCACTTCGGGTAATTTAAAATCATTTACATATTCAGTGCTTGTCTGGTTAAAGTACGTAGAAGTGTTTTCTTTTTGAAATACTGCAATACGATACGGTAATATGTATGATGTACTGGAGTTAGTAGTATTTATATTGAGACTATTAGTAATACTATACGTTTTACCTTCGACCGTTGGTAATACATTTAGTTTGTTGTTTATAACCTCGGTTAATTCTACCTCATTATTCGTATCATATAGAAACAAATCGTTGGCGTGTAGATTTAGAGCTGTCAATAGAATAGTTAATAATTTTTTCATATGTAATATATAGTTTTTATAGATTGACTTTTCTTAATTATACTTTAAGATGGTAGAATGTCAATTGAAGAAATTAAAGAAATAAAAAAGAAACGAGTCAGTTTTAGTCAATATTCTACATATTTGAAGTGTCCCCAAAAATGGTATTTAGATTATGTTAAGAATCTTCGGGTAAAAGACGACAATATCAATACCACGTTTGGAACTGCTATTCATCATGCGTTTCAGACATATCTTACATCTCTTTATAAAGAAGGAGTGGGTGTAGCTGACACTTTAGATGTGAAGAAGCTGTTCTTAGATAAATTCAATGAAGAAATCAAAAAGGTAAAAGATGTAGATGATAATGAATTTACCGACTTTGTATTTGATGGTAATGATATTATTGATACCTTTTGTAAAAGTGCCAATAGACTAAAATATTTTCCTACCAAAGAATATGAGTTGGTAGGCATCGAAATTCCCCTAGAAATTCCTATTAAGAACAATGTAGAGTTCGTAGGATTTATTGATATAGTATTAAAAGAAAAAGACAAGGAGATATATCGTATTATTGACTTCAAGACATCCAGTAATGGTTGGAACAGCTATATGAAAGAAGATGTAAGCAAGATTGCTCAGTTACATCTATACAAGAGTGTTTATAGTAAAAAATTCAATGTACCTCTAAATAATATTGATGTAGAGTTCTTTATTGTTAAACGTAAACTATATGAAAATGTAAGCTTTCCCCAAAGCAGAATTCAGTTATTCAAACCAACCGCTGGCCCAACTGCTATTAAAGAAAGTATTCACGGATTCATTGAATTTTTAGATTATGGATTTAATCCAGATGGTACATACAACGAAACCAATCAATATATAAAAGTACCTGGTAATGGTAAAAAGAATTGTAAGTACTGTGTACACTACAAAAAGATCTGTGATGGCAAAGCCACTAAATTATAATAAATATGTACATATGTGTATATCTATATATGTACATATGTTATGGATCAATTTGTTACAACAGTAAAACTTAATCAAGAATTATATAATCAGTTTAAAGAACTGAATATAAGAGGCAAAATATCTTTTCAAGATTTTGTCAATAAATGTCTAGAAAGATATTTAAACGATTCTGACTTTCAATCTGAGATTAGCGAAAGCATTTCACAGAAGTTAAGTTTTAATGCTCCATTTTCATTATCAAAGGATTCTAAATGAAAAAGAAAAAGATATTATTATTAAGCGACGATCTAAGAATGCATAGTGGTGTAGCTACTATGAGTCGAGAATTGGTATTGGGTACATTACATCACTATGATTGGGTACAAATTGCCGGTGCTATTAAACATCCTGAACAGGGTAAGATCGTAGATATGAAGGATGCTTGTGACAAACTTAATGGTAGAAAAGATAATTATCTAAAGTTATATCCAGTCGATGGTTATGGTGATGAAGAAGTGTTGTATCAAATCATGGCATTAGAAAAGCCAGATGCAATTATGCACTTCACAGATCCTCGTTTCTGGGGTTGGTTGTATAATATAGAACATCAAATTCGCAGTAAGATTCCACTAACATATCTTGATATTTGGGACGATCTACCATATCCAATGTGGAATAAACCATTCTATAAGAGTTGTGATGCTTTATTTAGCATCAGTAAACAAACGGACAATATCAACAAGTGGGTAATTGGACCAGAACTATGTACCTCTGTTGAAGGTGATTTTGATAGCAACGGTAATTTAATCAAGGAGAACATTTAATATGCCAGTAAAAGGAAAACATCTATTACACTATGTACCACACGGTATTAATAGTAACGTATTTAAACCTCTTCCAAAAGGAGACTCTTCGGTTGCCAAGTTAAAGAAAGAGTTACTCGGCGACGGAGAATATAATTTCGTAGTAGCATTCAATAGTAGAAATGCACACCGTAAACATCCCGCAAATCTAATATTGGCATTCAAAGCTTTTTGTGCATCCATTGATCAAGAAGAAGCTAAAAAATGTGCATTGATAATGCATACAGACAAAGTATGTGAAGCTGGTACGGATCTAGTTGCTACAATTCAAGCTATTTGTCCAGAATATAAAGTGGTACTAGATGAATCTCGTAGAACCCCAGAAGAAATGACAGCATTCTATAATCTAGCCGATGTTACTGCTAATGTGAGTTCAAACGAAGGATTTGGTCTAAGTATTGCCGAAAGTATCATGTGTGGCACACCGGTAATCGCTACAGTCACAGGAGGTTTACAAGATCAACTCGGAATTGTTACAGATGACGGTAAACCTGTAGAATTCAATCTAGAGTTTGGTACTAATGTTACAGGACGATACACTAAACACGGAGTATGGGCAAAGCCTGTGTGGGCTAAAGTACAAAATCTACAAGGTAGTCCTCCAACACCATATATTATGGATGATTTAGTAAACTATACAGACATTGCTGATGCCATTGGTTATTGGTATGTGATTGGTAATGAGAAACGTGAAGAATGTGGTACCGAAGGTCGTAGATGGGCAATGAATGAAGGTGGTATCAATAGTAAAAATATGTGTGACCAGTTTATTAAAGCTATGGATTTCACACTAAACAATTTTACTCCGGTTAAAACATTTGACATTTTTACCGAAAATGGTTATGATATTAAAAATCTACCCAAGGGTAAATTGGGATTTGATCTACACGTAGTAAATCTAGAATCTATTAAACAAACTATTTAATGAAAATTCAAGTATTAAAAAACGAAGATTATCAAGATATAGAAAATCTACCGAAGAAAGGTACAGAACGTGCTACTGGTTATGATGTAATCGCTACAAGTGGTCCAGAGATAGTTGGAGAAACGTATGAGAATGGTACGTATAAACGAATAGACTACATTCAGTATAAAACAAATCTGAAACTAGCAGTTCAAAAAGAAAGACAATATAGTGGATTCGGTTATACTGATATTGACTATGATGTACTAGCATTTCCTCGTAGCAGTGTTAGTAAATACAATCTCACCTTGGCTAACTCTATTGGCTTGATCGATGCCGATTATCGTGGGGAAGTATTACTTCGTTTTAAGTATATCTGGCAGCCAGAAGATTATAAAATCAGTACTGATAATCTGATTGAAGGAACCGTAAATCTCACTAAGGTTTATAACAAGGGTGATAAAATCTGTCAACTCAAAGTTACCAAAGTAGAAAACGTTGAATTCATTTTAGTAAATGAACTAGATTCTACTAATAGAGGTGATGGTGGATTTGGTAGTACCGATACTAAAAAAGCAGAAAAAGCTGAGATTGCTCAGATTCAAATGAGCAAGATGGAAGAACTCTACAACAATCTAGGTGGTATACCAACACCAACTAAAAAATATAGTCAGTTAATTCACGAAAGAGAATCAAAACAATTTAATCAATAATATGAGCAAACCATTATGTCTAATTTCAGGTCCAGTATTTAACCGTAGCGGATATGGTGACTGGGCAACAACAGTTGCAAAAAGCATCATTCGTTATGATAAGTTTGATGTCAAAGTAGCTCCAACTAGATGGGGTAACTGTCAAAGCAAACGTTTTCTTGAAGATCTTACAGATCCAGAAGATAAACTATTAGCGAGTAAGTTCCTTCAAGGAAATTTAAATAAACAACCAGAATTGTTTATTCAATTAACAATTCCAGAAGAATTTCACGCTGTTGGTAAATACAACATCGGCATGACTGCTGGTATAGAAACCACCATTCCACCTGGCAGCTGGGTTGAAGGTGTTAATAGAATGGATCTAACAATCGGTCTATCTAATCACGTAAAGAAAACCTTTACCGAAATTAAAATGGCTAAACAACTTGAAAATGGTCAACAAGTAAGTATTCAAGTTGAAAAGCCAATCGAAGTATGTTTCTGGGGAGCTGATACAAACATCTTCAAAAAGACAGATGAAAAGTTAGCTACGGTCGAAGAGTCGATGTCAAAGATTAAAGAATCAAGCGCATTCTTGTTTATTGGACAGTGGACACATGGTGGATTGTATAATGACCGTAAAGACATTGGCAATCTAATCAAGACCTTTTGTACAGCATTTAAGAATCAATCAGAAAATGATCGTCCATGTTTGATCGTCAAGACGAGTGGACATGCTTATTCTACAGTAGATAGATTTGAAATGTTGAGTAAGATTAAAAAGATTCGTGACAGCATTGGTGCAAACGTTCCCAACGTATATTTGTTACATGGCGAACTTAGTGAACCGGAAATGAACGCTTTGTTGAATCATGAGAAGATTATAGCACATGTTTCATTTACACATGGTGAAGGATATGGTCATCCAATGTTATTGTCCACACTTAGTGGTAAACCACTACTAGCTCCTAATTGGAGTGGTCATTTAGACTATCTAAATCCTTCACTAGCAAACTTGTTGCCTGGTAATCTTGTTGATGTAGATAAAAAGTCAGTCAATCAATGGATTATCAAAGAAAGCAAATGGTTCAAGGTAGCTTATTCTTTGGCAGAAGACAAGATGAAACAAGTTTACTTTGCTCGTAAGGGTGATAAGTTTACAAAGAATGCTGAACTTTTACGTAAAGAAAACGCTGACAAGTTTAGTATTCCGGCTATGGATAAACGTTTGTGGGAGATTCTTGATAAGTATGTACCACAATTCGCAGTAGAAAATCAATTTGTACTACCAAAGTTAAAAGCGGTAGGAACCACTGAAAATAAAATTACTCTACCCAAGTTGAAAGTAGTCTAATATGTTTTTATCTTATCTAGTAACATGTCATAACGAGACAAATAGTTTGGAAAAACTATTATCTAAATTAATTAAATACAGAAAGGATAACCATGAAATTGTTCTTCTTGATGATTATTCGGATAATCCAACAACTGTGGAAATTATACAAAAATATAAAGACCAGGTAAATTTCCAACAACATAGTTTGAATAAAAATTATGGTGCTCATAAAAATTATGGCATAGAACTGTGTAAGGGTGAATGGATATTTCAACTTGATGGTGATGAACTACCTACAGACATTCTAATTGAAAACATCGATGCCATATTAGAGTCTAACAATACTAATGAAGTAATTTGGCTACCTAGATGTAATTACTTCATCGGAGTAACTGATAAAGATGTAAATGATTGGGGATGGCGGTTACATGATGGTATGATTAACTTTCCAGATTATCAATCTCGTCTGTATCGTAATAAGCCTAACATTAGATATCAACGTAGGTTACATGAAAAAGTAGAAGGATATAAGAGTTATGTTTTTATTCCGCCACAAAAAGACATAGCAATTATTCATGAAAAGACTATTGAAAAACAAAGACAGACAAACTTAAATTATAACAACATGTTTACTCAAGAGGAAAACATGGGTTATGCAGTAAAATAATGAAAATTAAAATATACGAACTTGACAAACATCGTAATGAAACTACGTTTAGACCATTATTGTTACAACATAAGTTATTCAATGATGTTGGTATAGAGTTCGTAAATTCAGGTCAAGCGGATTTTGCTTTTGTTGGTCATGCAAGTATAGTTGATAAAAAAGTATCATTGAGTGAATCCACAAACAAAGGATTAGAATTTTTAAAGTCAGTAAAAGAACCTTATTTTTTGTTTGATGGTCAAGACGCAGCTACTTTAATGGGCGTGTATGAAGTTGCTACACGTTCTAATCCTATCTATGTATTAAAACCTACTCTATACAAAGATCGTTCAAATTATCTAAAAAAGAGTGTCAATGGTCGAATTTATTGGGGTGAAGGCAATTATAGTTTACCAAACTTAAACATCTTTGAAAAAGTAAAGTTGGCTCATTTTAATTGGTTATCTACCATGATGCCTGAGTGGTATGATTATTATCCAAATAAACCATATGATGTTAGTCTATTGTTGGGTAGAAGAGATTCTGACAGTTTAGAACACAATTTAAATCAAACGCCTCACTATAACAGTCATAGAGATAATCTATTCAATACAGTAGATAAAAAATACAAAACCGCTTCTTTAGAAAAGGGACAAAGACTGGCGTTGGGAGAATATCTTAACAAGATGTACAATTGTAAGATAATACTATCACCATATGGATTTGGTGAAGTTACTCCTAGAGATTTAGAAGCAGCTATGTTTGGTTGTGTTTTAATTAAACCAGATATGTCTTATTTAGAAATGATACCTAATGTATATGTTCCAAATGAAACATACGTTGCTTGTAAACATGATTTTTCAGATATAAATGAAAAAATTGATTATGTACTGTCCGATTATGAAAATTTGCAGAAGTTTTATACTGAAAATCTAAGAAAGAAATTTATTGAAGAAAACAATCCAGAAAAAATGGTAACTTACTATTACAATTTGTTTAAAAATATAAAAGGAGTTACAACAGAATGAAAATAGGCATTACCGCTCCAATGCATTGGTCCGATAAATATAGAGTCAAAGGTAACGACTTTATAAAAAAAATGACAGATTCTATTAATAAATCTGTTAAATATGATCATACCGTCTATGTCGTGGACAATGGAAGTCAATACAAATCGGATATTCATACATATCCAAATGTACATTATACTTGGATTGAAGATCAATCAATTGGCGGTATTACTCATGCTTATAATGTAGGAATATATCAAGCTTATAAAGATAATTGTGATGTAATTATCGTGACCAGTGATGATGTAGAATTCAATCACACCGCAAATAAATTTGTTGAGTTTATATCAAGAGACTCGGAAAGTTTAGATTGTATATACGGTCCATTAACAAATGGAGTGTTAAGTGAAGAACAAAAATCAAATGGACCGATGATAGGAACTAAAGAAATAACTGTACTGAACGGATTTACTTTCGCTTTTACAAGACAACATTATGAAAAGTATCGTGCAACTAAATACACATATTTAAATGAACAGACAATAAATAAATGGCACGGTCAAGAAAATCAATTCATAGAGAATAGAAAACGAGGAGCTAAGTGTAAAGTGTTGAATTTCTGTTGGTTAATGCATGACAAACAACGTGGTTGGAAAAAGTGTTTGAGTGAAATAAAATGATATGAAGATCAAAAACAAATATGTTACAGGTACACAAGTAATGTTTTATGAAATAGAAATGTTTGATGATAACATTTCAGGTATTATAAACACTTTAAAATTGGTAGACAACAGAGAAAATCTTACTTATCATTTTACGTTCAATATGTCTGAAGCGTTTGAACTAATTGATACTTTAAAAATTTCTAGAGACGAATTAAAGCGTAGATTTATAGAACAAATAGATAGACTAAAAAAAGAAGGTGTAAACGTAAAGTATGATATCTTGGAAGGTAAAGAACCATATAGTATGGCAAATTACCGTAGAGATTTTAATTATTTAAATTGTACAAATAACGATGTTTTGATATGGGGTGAAACCGACTGTTATATGCCTGCCGAGACCTTTCCTATTTTAGAACAACTGCGTGAATATTCAACTTCACAGAATATTTGGAAATATGTAGTTACATTCGCAATACGAAAGATGTGGGATTCTAGTTGGTCTGCGTTGGAACATGTTGACTTTGAAAATTGTAAATATTACGAAAAGACCGAACCCAAATGTTTTACAGAACAATCATCTATAAGATATGTCATGTCAATAGATGAAATGAATGCAATAAACTCAAAAGCAACTGATCTAGACATTCGTATATTAAAAAGTCCTCGGTTCGATGGTTCTGGGGCTATATTCTCCACGGATCTAATAAAAGCCGGAGCCAATATACCTCTGGCTGCGTTTGGCATAGCATCAGATGACACTTTCATGATGGAATCGTGTAGAAAGACCATGGGCAATCAATATGTACAGTATGTAGTTAAAAACGTCTTAAAAGTACATAATAGAGAACATCCTCGTAAACGTAATTATGCTTTAAATATTCAAGGTCAAGAAAGTACTCAAAGTAAAAAAGGCGATTGGTATAAAGTTATAAGAAATACGAACGAACAAAATCTACATATGTATTCTCAGACCAATCAAAATAGGTTTTTCACTTATCAAGATTGTTTAAATACGTTACAATAAATATATGGGTTATATTCTACCAGAAATATACGAGGAAATGGCAAGAACTACTAAAAGTGAAATGCCTAGAATTTTAGTTGAAACAGGTACATTTAAAGGTGGTTTGGCATATCGGTTTCTAGAAAAATATGGGTCAGTAGATCCTTTTAGAAAGTTATATACATTTGAATTGGGTGAAGAAATCTGCCAAATAGCAAGTAATCGATTCAAACTGTTTGAAAAATACCAAGGTGACACAACCAAATTTGATTTACATTCAAATGATAAAGATGCCGAATTTAAATCAAGACATACATACATGTATGACACAATTGAGCTGATCAACTCTGATAGTGTAAGTGGATTACAAAAATTGTTACCTGCGATAGATGAAAGATGTTGTTTTTGGTTGGATGCACATGCCGGTGCGGCTAAATATGCTAGAGGACCAAAGGATGTACCTCTATTGGATGAAATTGCTGCAATAGAAAATCATCATATTAAAAATCATTTCATTGCAATCGACGATGCACATTTGTTTGGTAAATTACAATATGATAATACTACAAAAGAACAAATTTGTGATTATAGAGAAATAACGATTGAAAAGGTAAAAGATGCAATCGTTAAAATAAATAAAAACTATATTATCGAAGTAATAAGTCCTTATCAACATCAGATGTTAATTGCATATGTATGAATATTATAGTTTTTCATCAACCATATCCACAGGGAAATTACAAGTTAAATGAGTATGTAGCTAAACATCTCAAAGATCAAGGTCATACTGTATATCTGTTACAACAGTTAAATGGTATGAAATGTACATCTGAATTTGTTGAAGAAATAAAATCTGTCAATCCTGATGTTTTATACTTTGAAATGTTGGATAAAGAAACATTCAAAGCCGTTGAACAATTAAATTGTAAAAAGGTTTTGGTATATGCTAGTAGAGGTATACTTCCAAACTTTGAAGAAATTGTAAACTATTATGGCAAATGGTTTACTCACATCTATACAAATTCTTACAACTTACATAAACTATTTGTATCAAAAAATATACCATCAGAACATTTTGAGTACTATTTTAGCTGTTTAACTGATGAAGAATGTGTTTTTACCCCAAAATATTTTAATGATTGTGTCTTTTTGGGAATGGGATTTGCTAGAGTAAATGATAAACACTATGAAAGTGAACGTAATTTATTCTTTGACGGCATACCTAATATAAGATTTTCTATATATGGCAATGGATGGCCAAGTTTGCCACATTATCGGGGACTGCTACCACCGGATGATATTGGTAAATTATATTCAAGTGCTAGATCGGCTATAGGTATTATTGGATCGGGTCAACGTAGTATGGGTATGATAAATAATAGATACACAGAAATGATGTATTGTGGAGTACCTATCTTTAGCTTAAAGTACGATACAATAAATTGGTTTGGTGGAGAACAATATATCAACTTTATCGAAAACAAAAATGATATAGTCAATTTGTTAAAAACCGATTTAAAAACAAAATCCAACGAATCAAAGAATTTCATTCGTAAAAAACATCAAGACTTTTTCAATAAATTAAACAATTTAATTCAATGAACATTTGTTTCGTAAGTCAAAACGGTCATACAGGTAAGTTGCCAAGAAATTTTCAAAATTGTCGTACAGAATTTTCTTGGCAGATTGCACTTGATGCCGATCATCTACCTATAGACTATATTTTAAGCAAACCATTTAAAGGTGTATCTCAGTATGATTTAGTAATTGTTATACTACCTAAAAAATTAGAAAATTATAACAGTTCAAGATTATTAGATTTAGTTAAAGCAATTGGCAAAAAAGTAACCGTGATGCAGGAAGGTCCGGCTTGGTATTATCAAGACTATGATTATGTCAATCAAGTTAATTATATCAACTTCTTAAGTGAGATGGATTTTCTATTAACTCACAATAAAAGTGACATTTCATATTTCAAAGGTATATTTAAAAAACCAACATTCAATCTACAGTCACTTATGATTGAAGATACAGTAAAAGATGTACCCCGTGAAAATAATAATATGCCTATCATAGGTGGCAACTTCTGTAGTTGGTATGGTGGTGTAGATAGTTACTTCGTGGCAAGAAACTTTGATAAACCCATTTTTATTCCAAGTATGGGACGTAAGATACAAAACGAAGAACAATTCCCAGGTTTACATCACTTACCATATATGATGTGGAATGAATGGATTAAAGCACTTGCCAATTTTAATGTTGGTATACATCTAATGAGAACACACGCTGCGGGTACATTCGCTCTAAATTGCGCTTATTTAGGCATACCATGTATAGGATATAAAGGACTAGATACACAAGAAACATTACATCCACAACTATCTGTAGATATAGGAGATATAGAAAAAGCAAATATATTAGCTAATAAACTTAAAATAGACAAAGAGTTTTATAATTACTGTTCACAAAATGCTAAGGATAATTATAAGATATTCTACACCGAAAAGGTTTGGTTGAATAACTGGAATAAAATCGTTGATAATATATGAGTCGTAAAATTAAATTTGTAATACCAACAGTATTCGCTAGAAAAGAAACTGAAATTAAGTGTGTTGAAGCAATTTGTCACCAGGCTTTAAAACACAATTCAGAAAACGAAGTACACATGGTTTGTAATTTTGACAGTCTAGAATTTGAACAATGGAAACCGGAACATAAAGAAATTAAGAAACACGTTTCTAATTTGATGCATAGTATCTCTAGAGCATTAAATGTTATTGCCAGACAAGAAAACACAAAAGATTTTGACTATTTTTGTTTTGTACAATCGGATGTATTCTTTGAAAATGAAAGTTGGATTGAAAAATGTATAGAGGTATACGAAACACATGGAAATGTAGGAGTGATTGGTACCAGACCACACAGTGCATTTGAAAGATATCATGTACCAATAAAACATGTAAAAGTTAATGGGATTAATGAAATGTACGAGGTGTTATGGTCAGATGGTATCATGTTCTTCAGTACAAAATTATTCGATGAAATTGGTTATTTTGATGAACAATTTTTCGGAGACTGTGAAAGCAATGATTTTTGTTACAGAGCTTTAGAACGTGGTTATAAAAATATCTATATACCAGGCCGATGGCTGAATTTTAAACACGAATTGATTGGTTTTGATAAAAAATCTCCGACACCGGATTCTTTGATTCGTAACGTAGAGAAATCTCGCAAACTATTTTTCCATAAATGGGAACACATTTTTAGACAATTTTTCCAAAATATTTATGAACAACAGGCAGCAATGTATAATAATGATAGCTATAGAGGATAATAACTCTAAGCATCAACATAAATCATATTACGAATTAACAAAACTAGCCTGGCAAAAGTATTGTGACAAAAACAATATAGACTTTGTTTTGATTACAGAAAAGTTACCCGGAGTAAAACACGCAAAGTGGAACAAACATTATGTGTTTGATTATTTGGGAGACAAATATGAAAAAATAGGCATGGTAGATTTTGATACTATGCCACATTGGAATTGTCCAAATCCATTTAATCTGTATACCGATGAATTTTGTGGAGTAATTGATAACTCTTCTTTATACTGGCTTAACAACAGTTTGACATCTTATAAATCAGCTTTTCCAGAATTGAATGTTGATATAAAAATTAGTGAATATGTCAATAGTGGAGTGTTATTTTTTACAAAAAAACACAAATACGTCTTTGATCAAGTTAAAGAGTTTTATCTAAACAATCAAGAAAAGATAGATAATTGGAATGTGCCGAATACAGGCAGAGATCAAACTGTATTAAATCTTATACTAAAAAAGAATAATGTAAACAAAAAGTATCTACCCCACTCATGGAACACATTTGCAATGATCAAAAAGGGATATTTCTTTTATAACGATAAATTGAATGATCCTACCCCATTCTTTGTAAAGTATGGTAATATATGGCATTTTACTGGATTTTCAATTGAACAACGTACACAATTGATTCAAGATATCTGGAATCAAACCAAACATTTATATTAATGAAAAAAAACATAATTTTTATTCCAGCGGTAATTTCTAACAAAGGAGAAAAAAAGTTACGTAGTACTCCTCTTATCAACAAAATATTTGAATATAGCATAAACAGTTGGAAACACTTCGCAAACAAAAATAACTGTGAAGTGGTTGTATTGGATCAGCCAATTATGGATTCAAATATAACCAGTATGGCATGGCAACGTTACTATGCGTTGGATATATTGGAAAATAGTGGCATCGATTATGACCAAGTACTAATTGTAGATGCTGATACTATTGTTCACCCAAACTGTCCTAACTTCTTTGAAATGACAAACCATAAATACACAGGCGTACACGACGGTGTTGTGTATGAATGGGTAATGAGAAGTGTGGAGTGTTATAGTAAATACGTATTTAATGACTATAAGTTAAACATATGGAATTATATCAATGGTGGATTTCAAATATTTAACGAATCACACAAAGATCATATCAACAAGTTTAAACAGTTTTATATTGATAACCGTGATGTTCTATATGAAGTAGAATCAAAAATAAAATTGGGTACGGATCAAACACCTATGAATTTCTTTCTACAAATGAACAATGTAGAAACTACAATATTGCCATATGAGTATAATATGACTGGGTTAAATCTATCAGAAGGTTTAACGGAAGACCTTGTATATACAAATTTGGGATGGATATATCATTTTAATGGCATACCGGATAACACATATGGTAACAAAGTAGAATATTATATGGCAAAGACGTATAATAAATTGTATGAAAAATAAAAAAATATTCATAACCGGTGGAGCTGGGTTTTTAGGTAAACACATTGTAAAACGATATTACGATAACAACGATATAACAATCTTCAGCCGAGATGAGGCAAAACATTATTATCTTAAAAAACAATTTCCAAAGATAAACTGCATTGTAGGAGATGTACGTAATTATGATTTATTAAAAAGAGTTAGTAAAAATCATAATATTGGAATATTCGCTGCGAGTTTAAAACAAATCGAATCTGTAGATCAAAATGTTGAAGAAGCTTTACATGTTATAATACACGGTGCAATTAATAGCAGAAGAATTTCTGAAGAAAATGGATTTGAATCTTCTTGTTTTATATCTTCCGATAAAAGTAGATCAGCTACAACATTATATGGATCTATGAAATTTGTAGCCGGTGAAAGTTTCATAGTCAACTCAGATAAAAATAATATCAATTTAAGCACCGCCATATATGGAAATGTTTTAAATTCGACTGGAAGTATAATTCCATTGATATGGAACGCTATAGAAAATAAATACAGTTTAAAATTGTACTCATCTGAAATGACACGGTTCATGATCACGGTAGATGAAGCGATTGATTTAATCGAAGCTGGATTAAAAGTCAATGGCTATAATGTGATACCCAAGGTTAAAAGTTTCAAAATCTTAGATTTATTTGAACTTTATAAAGAATTATTCGGATTACAGTATACTTTAGATGTTCCTAGAATATCGGAAAAAATACATGAGATTATGATATCCGAAGAAGAAAAACCCAGAGTTTTAGAATTAGGCAATTACTACTATATGCATTATAAAAATACTTGCATAAACGGTGTTAAATTTACAAATAATGAATATTCTAGTAAAGATGTATGTATCACCAAAGAAGAATTAAATAATGTATTAAAATCGTTTAACTACTTTAAATAACATGTATTCTGAATATAAATTACGAAAAAGTTGTGCAGTTTGTAAAAACGCAAATTTAAACACAATTATTGATTTTGGAGAAATATCCTTAGCTGGAAATTTTCCTACAAAAGAAGAAATTGACAATTGTAGAAAATATCCTCTTTCTTTAAAATATTGTGACACCTGTAAATTGGTACAAACCGACAGTATTATAAATTCAGACTTTTTATTTAAAGATTATAGATATATTTCGTCTATAGGATTAACTAAACATTTTACGTCAGTTGCCAATCTTTATAAACAAAAATTTAATCTATCTTCTGAAAGCAAAGTACTTGAAATTGGGTCGAATGATGGTGTTTTATTGAAGCCTTTAATGGATCTTGGCGTACAGTGTGTGGGATTCGATCCATCTATAAACATTTCTGAAATAGCTAAAAAACGTGGGTGTAATGTAATAGTTGATTATTTCAATAAAGAAAACGCAATAAAACACTTGAAACAAAACGAATTTGATATTATATGTTCAAATAATTGTTTCGCCCATATAGATGATATTCATTCTATATTAGAAGGCGTAAATTATTGTTTAAAACCAAACGGCCAATTTATTATTGAAGTACATTATCTAAAGAATCTAATTGATCAGTTACAATATGATTTTATATATCACGAACATTTGTATTATTACTCAATTTCAACTCTAAATTATTTATTCAATTTACATGGGTTTAAAATAGTTGATTTCGAGGAAATTTCTATTCATTCCGGCAGTATCAGAGTGTACGCATCGAAACAAGAAAACATATCAACAAAAGTACTTGATAGATTGAAATTTGAAGAAAATGTAGGATTAACATCATTCGAATATTTCAAAAACTTTAGTAATATTGTAAAAAATCATATCTCATCGCTAAAAACAGTCGTTGACAATATTAAAAATCAAAACTTAAAGATAATTGGATATGGTGCATCTGGCAGAGGTAACGTATTAATTAATGTATGTAAGTTTAATTCAAGTGATATTTCATATATCATAGATGAATCTCCAGAAAGATATAATCGGTACGTAGGTAGCACCGATATACCGATTGTAAATAAAAATATATTAGATGTTGATTCCCCAGATTATATCTTGATATTTGCTTGGAATTATAGTGATATGATTATGGAAAAATTAAAAAATAAAAATTACAAATACATAATTCCGTTTCCATCTGTAAAGTTAATTTAATTATGAAGATATTGGTATTAGGCCACAACGGCATGTTAGGACATGTGGTTTTTAAATATCTCACATCACAAAATATAGAAGTTATTACTACGGATTTAAAGTGGGAAACGTATGAATTAAAAGAGTATATAAAAAAGTGTACATGTGAATATATGATTAACTGTATTGGATGTATACCACAAAAAAAGTATACGTGGGAACAATATAAATCCATCAACATATCACTTCCAATGTTTTTGTCAAATAATTTTACAGGAAAAATAATTAATCCGTCAACCGATGGCGAATTTGACGGAAAAGTTAATGAACATTATTTTTACAGTAAAAATGAACTGCCTACTGCTTTGGATGATTACGGATTATCCAAAGCATACATATCTTCAATTTTAAGATTTAAAAATAATGTAAAACAAATACGTTCCTCTATTATAGGACCAGAATTAAAAAATAAAGTTTGTCTCATGGAATGGTTTTTTAAACAATCTGAAAATGTAAATGGATATACGAATCATTATTGGAATGGAATAACAACGTTAGAATGGTCAAAACAGGCTTATAAAATTATCAAAAATTGGGATCGTTATGATACAATAAATCAAATAGGAACGAATAAAATAAACAAGTATGAATTGTTGTGTTTGATAAATAAAATATTTGAATGTAACAAGAATATAATATCTATTAATGTAGACTGTGTAAATAAGTGTTTACAGACGGATTACACATTACAATCATTAGAAAATCAGCTTATAGAGTTGAAAAAGTTTTATTATGAAAATTAGTTTTATCCAACCCAGTAGAAACAACCTAAAATATCTTAAGTGGAGTTACGAAGCTATTCGTAAAAACTTAAGCCATAAAGAACATGAAATTTGCGTTGCCGACGACTTTAGTAACGACGGTACATTGGAATGGTGTAAAGAAACAGCAGAAAAAGACCCACATTTCAAGTTCATCCGTAACGACGGTCCAACCCGATTGGGTCATACAATCCTATATGATCGTCTCATCAATGAAGTAGCTACTAACGATGTGGTAATGATCTATCACGCTGACATGTATGCTTGTCCTAACTTCGACAAATATGTTGAAAAATATATTGCACCCGGTACAATTGTTAGTCTAACCCGCATTGAACCACCTCTACATCCTCCCGGTCCAGAAAAAATTGTACAAGCATTTGGTACTGAGCCAGAAGAGTTTAATGAAGCTGGATTCTTGAAATGGTTCAATGATACCCGTCTGACAAGAAAAGATAAAACCACAGAAGGAATTTTTGCGCCTTGGGCCCTTTATAAGAGTGATTTTCAATCTATAGGAGGTCACGATGATCTATACGCTCCCCAAAGTAAAGAAGATAGCGACATCTTCAATCGTTTTCTACTAAACGGATATAAGTTTGTACAAACATGGGAAGGATGTGTTTATCACATGACTTGTAGAGGCAGTAGATACAATCCTACTCTAACTACTGTTGGTAAAGAAAGTGACGAGTGGCTAGCACAAAATAACCGTAGTGCAAGAAACTTCATTCGTAAATGGGGTCACTTTGTAAAACACAATGATACCATGAAACCTATTGTACCAAAACGATATGATGTGGGATTCATAGTTCGTAACTGTGATGAATATAAATTGATGTTGCTGGAACCGTGGTGTGATTCAATATATACAGATGTTCCTTATGACCGTTATATTCAAGCAGAACAAAAGAATACAAAATTTGATCTTAAAAAGAAATTGAAACGTTATGATGATCAAAGAACAAATGACGTACTTATTGAATTTGACGCAACAAAAATAACCAATCAAAGTTTTGAATTCTTCAATATGTTACAGTTGATGTTGGAAGATAGTGGTCAAGTCGGAGAATTTGAGTATGAAATATTCAAATTAAAAATAAATAAATTATCAGACTACAACAAGAATCTAATTAATATAAAAGATAACTGGTATTCTAATAAATTAACATGAAAAAGACAAAAATAGGTATAATTGGTTATGGTTACGTAGGTAGGGCGTTTGATAACTTTTTTAAAAATCATTATGATGTATCGATTTACGATCCATCGTATATAATGTCTTGTACAAAAGAAGATATCAATAAATGTGATTTAGCCGTTATATGTGTACCTACGCCTGAAAATGCTGACGGTAGTTGTAATACCAGTATAGTAGAAGAAACGATACAGTGGTTGAATACTCCGTTAATACTATTGAAGTCTACAGTTGAAATTGGTACTACTGATAGATTGATCAAAACTTACAATAAAGAAATCGTATTTAGTCCAGAATTTGCCGGTGAATCAAAATATTGGACTCCGGATGGATTTACCAATGATGTAAAACAAACTCCGTTCTTTATCTTTGGTGGTAAAAAAGAATTGTGTTATAAATTGATAGAAATCTATACACCAATAACAGGCCCAAGCAAAACATATAGAGTTACGGATCCAATCAATGCTGAAATTGCAAAGTATGTAACAAATACACATTTAGCAATGAAGGTTGCTTATTGTAATGAAATATACGATCTATGTGAAAAGTTAGGTACCAATTACTATGAAGTGCGTGATTTGTGGTTATTGGATCCTCGTACAACCAAATCACATACAGCTGTATTTACGGGAGAACGTGGATTCGGCGGTAAATGTTTTCCAAAAGATACAAAAGCTATGGTTAAATTGGGTGAAAAAGTTGGCATTGATCTATCTATATTAAAGACAGTACTAGAAAGTAACAAAGAACAATTGAAAAAGAATATATGAACTTTACCGATTTTAATATTCCTATGATATGTTGGGTAGCATTTGTCATGGTCGTTTGGTTTGAAAGTGATATCGTTACTACGATTGCTAATTTAACCAATACGAGAAATCTTTTAAAAATAAACGAGTTTAGTAAATATAAGTTGGAAATAGATGTAATGTCTAATTATCCAAACTTTCTTTATAGTATGTATCCAGGCTATTTAACTAAACTATTATCATGTCCAATATGTTTATGTTTTTGGACAACACTATTCTCTGTTAACTTACTGGTACTTGCATATGGATATAATCCATTATTTGCTTATTTATTATTTCCAATCAACTATATCAGTAGTTTGTTTTTATATTTAATAGTTAGAAAACTGTTATGATTCACATAAACTATTTTGACATGGGATTGTGTTATGATGCAAAAGAAATAGAACTTTTTGTAAATCATGTAGTTCCCAAATTTAAAAATATTACCTATACTGTATATGGATTTGAAGCAGATCCAGATTCCTATAAAGTAATTAAAGACCGTTATAAAGATAATACGAATGTTAATATTAACAATCTTGCTATTTCAAATTCAAAAGGAAATGTAAAATTATACAAGTCCGATAATGGAGGATTAGGTAATTCAATTTTTCCATCAAAAAATAATGTAAGTCCTTTTAAATATTATGAAGTAGAATCAGATACATTTTCAAATTGGTTGATTGAAAATAACGTCGATTTAAAAAATAGTGTTAATATACTAAAAGTTAACATAGAAGGTGCTGAATTATATTTGTGGGAAGATTTTAAATTAAATAATTTAAGGAAAGACTTTCATATATTATGTGGAACTACTACACATGATATAAATAAAGTAAGAGAACTAGAACCGAAGGTTTCTTACTATTATGAACTTGTAAAAGAATTAAATGCCGAGTTAAGTTTATTTACAGGTACACATTGTAAAAAATCTGTAGATTGTTTAACAGATTTACTCAAACCAATTTTAGAACGATGAATATAGGAAGTTATCAAGCATGTTTAAACTTTGTGGGTAATGATCAAGTACCCGGATTGAATAATCTACGTGATTGTGTATCACAGTTGAGTAAAATCTGTAATTGTCAAAAATCTAGAAAAGCACAAAAAGGAGAAGAATGTAATGTGCTTTATATAAATTTTGCAAGTACAGTGGCACCAAATATGGTAGAATACTTCAAGTCAAAAACAAATGATGCTACCATAACATTTACGCATGGTAGCAATCATATTATATCAACAATTACACTACGTTGATTTGTTTTAGTACTTCCAATACAGTAGTCCGAATCGTCGGATGATTTTTAATATCAGAACAATCTGAATAATCTTGCCATTCTATGGCAACATCTGCTCGTTTTAAAACTTTTGGATTATTCAATAACTCATGTTCATTTGGAGCACTATCATATATCTTGGTAATTTTGTTTTTACTAAAACGTTTACCTGATGGTATCGGTGCTAATTTATATTTGGTAATATGTACCAACTTACCCGTCATTTTACGTTGTAACCAAGTACATTCATCTTCTAGATAATGATCATATCGAATATCAGTTATGAACACTACATCAGCTTTAGTATTGGAGATTCGATTTTCTACCTTTTGAGTCCAGTATTTACCCTCACTGGTCTTTCGCATAACATCGCCATATGCAACTAATAGTGGTCTGATAATATTCTTTTCAGACGTATTTTCAGTAAATACATCTATACCTACTTTTTCTTTAATAAGATCCTTCAAATCACTTTTAAGTTCATATGCCAAAGCATACTTTTCTGATTTAATCCCATGTTCAGATAAAATCTCTTGTGCTACTGTAGTAAACAAGTCTTTACCACTTCTAGCAAATCCAGATACCCCAATAATTTTCATGATAACATCTTCTCCACTTCTTTTTCAGAATAACCAAATCCCTCAATTAAATTAATTAAATCTTTGATACCATTCTCAGACGATACCAATATTGTGTAGTAATCTTTAGCATCAGATGCTCCTACGGAAAACTTTTTGCAAATACAATCCAATACGGTCTGATTGATATTTTCAGTACTGCCTTTAATATATTTACAAAACTTTCTACCTTTTGGTACCACTTCAACTAATACCTTATAAAATTGTTCATTCGGAACAAGTTGAAAATATTTAGATACAAATGCCATATCCTCAACAAGATCCGGATCCATACTCAAAAAACGAATAAGCATGTACTTGTTGAATGATGTTTTTTCTGCATCTGTAAGAGAGTTGTAATAATCTGGACTTTTAACCTCACGTATATGATTGATATGATCAAACAATCCACGGGTTTTACTGCTGGTTTCTTCGGATGTTTTCTTTCGTTTCATTATTTAATATTCTACTACGACGATGTAAATTTTCAACTTGTTTTAATAACTTGATTCTTTCTGAGTTTAATAACTCTATAGCGTCACTAGTAATAATTTGAAACTCATCAAATTTTTTGATAACACGTAAAACCAAGTATATAGATAAAAAAGAAGTTATGGTTGCCAACGTGGTCAGCAACCATAACATTATGTTATAAATGTTCCAGTCCATAGTAATATATATGAACTGGATTGATTATCAGGCATTCTTATAAGCAGTGCTCAAGACTTCACGTAGAGCCTTGATCTGACGACCGTCGAGATCAACGCGGGTCTTGCCAGAACGTAGAGTCAAACGCGAGGCCTTCTTCGCCTTAGCAACCGGGGTGGAGAGATAAATCTCAACGCCAGAGGAGTTATGGCCTACGAAGTTAGTCTTATTACGAGCATTTGTACGAGTATACATATTATTTTTTTCTTTCTTTTTTATTTGTTTGTTTTTTTGTTTCGTTAGTTTCATCACTAACTTAAATTTATCTTAACACCCAACTATCAAACTGTCAACAACTTTTTAATTATATTTTGAATTCTTTTTCAAACCGTTCAAGAGCATAGTCCTTTGCCTTGAATTCAAACTCATAATTCACATCATATTCACCTACATATTCATCAGGAATGTTACGTACATAGTCACCATGTGCGCGTGGATTAGTATTGTTTAGATCATTATCACTGAAATGAAACAACGGTGTGTACTTACCCCATGTAGACTTAGCTAGTTTTACTGCATCTTTAGGTGATAGTTTACCTGGATTACATCGAAAATGAAGATTGTCATAGGTAATTGGAATGCCAGTCTGAGAATAAACCAAATCATATAGTTCTTCAACTTTCCAACTATTAGGTTTGTCTTCATTCTCCAAAACCAGTCTAGACCTCACATTGTCAGGAAATGTTTTATAGACATCAATAAAACGCAAGGCGATGTCTTTTACATCACCTTTGTAACAGTTCATATGAATATTGATAGGAGCTTCATATGATTGAGGCAAACCAAGCATATCCATCATTTTGGCATGCATCTTTAGTTCTTCGATAGATTTGGTTACTACCGCTGAGTTTGAACTAGCCGGTACAACAAATTGATCTGGATGTGTGCTACAACGAATATTGTTATCCTTGATTACTTTAGCACACAAATCAAATTCGTTTTTGATAGACTTGAAATTATAAGCAGATTCCAACAATAAATTTGCTTCTGGAAGTGTTTCCAATGGCATCATTCCGCTTGTAACACGATAGTTCCAATTTTTAGATGCACATAATTCTAGAGTTTTGCGTGTAACAAAAACATTGTTGAGAGTTCGATCAGCAACAATTTTTTCTGCATTTTTACGATCAAGAGCAAGAAATCGTGTTTTGGTCATGGTTGACCCTTTGATTCCTTGCTCTTGAAGTTTGAGACTGATGCAACATAGTGATTTTTTCATCATTTTATAATATTACATCACAAATTATAAAATGTCAACGACCAACTTCGTGAAAATAAACACTCTTTGCTTCATCATATGTCAT